ATGCAAAAAATAAAATATTTCAGTTTATCTATTGTTAATCAATGCATTGTATGTTTTACAGGGTTATGCAAACAACAAATTAGCAGCAAAAGCGCACACAAAACGGCTTGGATTACCGGATGTCCGCTGCAAATTTACAACTTTATTTCCATAAAAGCAACGCGCCCCCCGGATGCTGTTCGGATGCGCGTCGCTTTCTCTTCCGGTCGTGCCGGTCATGTGTTCCCGTCTTGGATGGTTCCCGTCTTCCATCTGGCTATGGTGTGGAAGATGTCCTTTATCTCCTCATCGCCGAAAAAGTCGATCATCTCCTGAAGGCTTTCGGGAACCTTGGCGACACCGTCCCTGCGGCGGCTGAAATGCTCACGGTAAGATTTCCCCTCCGTCCACGCCACGGCAAGCGTCACAAGTATCGTAAGATAAGGCAGGTTATACCATGTGAACAGAAGCCCTATGGTTCCCACAAGCGATGCAGCGATCTGCGCCCCCCAGTAGAAGGTCAGCTTCTCGATGCCTTTGCGGAGTTTGCGGGAACGTATCTTCTCGCCGAGCATCCGGGCGGTGTTTGTGGCGAAATATGTGTCGAGAGCCACAAGTGCCGGAGGAATCAGAATAAGTGTGAACACTATGGCGTAATGAAATATCAGATGTCGGAAGAAGCCGTCTCCCAGTTCTGAAATGAATGCCTCGATTATTGTCTCCATTGTCGTTGTTGTTTTGATTGTTGTTTATTTCCTGAATTTCTTGATTAGCCAGATCACGGCGATGCAGACAACTGCTATAATTGCTCCGATAGCAAACCCGCCGAAGTCCTTCTTGGTCTGCTCCCACTTCGTGAGTTCTCGCTCCACGGGATAGGGAACCGGAATTGAATCGGACTTCACCGATTCAAGCTGAAGGCGCAGTGCCTTGATTGTGCTGTCCTGCTGCTGCACCTTGTGTTCAAGTTCCTTTTCACGGTGGGATGCAACGTACACTATTCGTTCCTTATCGTGCCTTGCGGTGTCGCCGTTCTCCTTGAGTACCACGGTCTCCTTTGTGCGGTCAATGACAGAGTCTGAGGAAGTCTCTTTGAGCCGTTGCGACTCAAAGAAACTTCTCATGCGCTCATACAGCCCCGTGGTGTCGGCTTCGACGTACTCCGTCCTCACCGTCTCCACCGGCTTATAAATCGTGCGGGTGCACCCAGTGGCGACAAGGCACATCAGAATGAGCGCCGCCACAGACAGAGCCAGCAGCATCCCCCATGCAGCACGCGTTATCTCCTGTTTCGTCTCTTTGTCCATATGATGCCGGTTATATGGCGCACACGAAAAGGGAACAAGGCATACGTGGGAACAGATGTCATAAAGTGAATAATGATTAAACTTTTTAATACGAAAATTTGTATTATATTAAAATTCGTATTACCTTTGTGATGTATTTATTACAGAGGTAATGAAAAGAACATTAGTACTTTCAGACCAAGAGGCGGAATTGATAGAAGGGATAAGAAATTATAGACGGTCTTATCCTAACGGAAGCAGAAACTACGTGTTCTATCTCCGCGAGTTATTTGATGAAATGCTCGAAATGCCTTAGGTCGACAAGGAACCTCCACAGGAGGTGGGGGTTCCTTTCGCCTCTGTATCATAAACAGATATTTAAAAAAATCGATATGGTCTTAGAACAAAATCTCTTAACCGATGCCAGAAAAAAACTTGATGACATTCTCATTGAGGTTTCCTGGCGTGAAATAGCCCGCACGTATTTCGGAAAGTCAAGTTCCTGGCTTTACCACAAGCTTAACGGAATCAAGAGTGACGGCACAAAAGGAGGTGGATTCACCCCCGAAGAAACTGAAAAGCTTCGTGACGCCCTTCTTGACCTGTCCGACCGTATTGCCAATGCCGCACATTCGCTCTGTGAATAAATACAATCGACTTTCTCCTTTATCCCGGCTTCCGTCAGCCGGGATTTTTTTTTGTTCCCACGATTTCATTGTCCTCTTTGCGCGTATGCGCGGTTGTTTTCAAATGTCCTTGTACTCGGTTTTTGCGTCAAAGCTCGGACAAGCCTTGGGAGCGCAGTCGCGGTGCCCGATGACCCGGGCTGCCGGATAACGCACCCTATAAGTGCGCACGAGACTCAGCAGCGTCCGCTTCTGGGCTTCGGTGCGGGTGTCGCACGGCTTGTTGTTGTTATCCACTCCGCCGACATAGCTGATGGCGATTGCGCGGTTGTTCATGTCCTGCTGCGGGCAGTGCTGCCCGCGATGCTCATCGGGTCGCAGACGCTCATAGCTTCCGTCAAGATGCACAAGCAGATGATAACCCGCATACGTGACCCGTCCGGTCTCAGGGTCTGTGTAAGGCTCGAAACGCTGCGCCTTGTGCCAGCTGTCGAGTTCCGCACGGCTCACCTCTCTTCCGGGAGGTGTCGCCGTGCAATGGATCATGATCGTGTCTATAGATGTCTTCCTTTTCATTTCAGTAATCTTTTAAAGGTTGCTCAAGCATCAAGACCGCATTCTGCGGCTTGTTCCATAGCCTGCGCGATGAATGCGTAGACCTCGGCGAGGCATCCGGCGTGCTCCTCCATCGGCAGACCGTAGAAGTTCACCGACACGCTGGGCGCGGCTTCCGGGCTGGACTGCGACACGCTGAAGTTGGCGACGTTCACGCCGTCCCTGCTTACCTGTATGTTGCTTACACTGCGGTTGCCCGCCGCGTCTGTCTCCACATTGCATGAAACGGCGAAGACGCGATTCTTGTCATCCGAATTGTCAACTTTAAGAATAAATCCTGTTCTCTGTGCCATAATGTCTGTCTTTTTTAGATTGTTGTAAATGATTTTCATTTTTTTGCATGTGCCTGATATCACGCCGTCAGGAAATCGGCTTCCATCCGGGCCCATCCCCGACAATAAGCATGTCCGCTCCCTTGTTGGTCACGATGCCGGATCCTCCCTTTATGGTGACAGTCCATTCCATCGCCCATGTTCCTTCGGCTATCCCGTTAAAGCTGTTGACAAGTGTGAGGACTGTAAGCGAAACAAAAATAGATCCGGAGGATTCTCCGCCCGATTCACCGGCTTCATCGAACGTGTGCTCATACGATGCATGATGATACTCCAGAGGCGTGTCAGGATCCAAGGGGCGCGGTGGTTTCAGGTAAACATCGACACAGTATGTCGCCTTGCTCCATTGGCTCGCCCTGACCACATGCACCGTGACTTCCTTGCCGTCGTACAACGGAGAAAGACACCTCAGCCCCGGCAGATAATACCGGCGCAACTCAAGCCGGCGCCCCACTCCTCCGGGGCAGCCGAACGCACGGGTGTAATATAAGACGTTCTCGCGCAATGCCACCCAATCCGTAAGGTTCAGCCCTGTACCAGGGAACACTACCTGTGGTAGAAAACATATTGATACAGTCACGCTTTCCTTGTTATTGGGAGATGTCACCCCCGCTTTTTTGAGCAGGGAAGCCAGCGGCAGATCCCAGTTCGCGAGCCATGAGCCGGAATCCGTGCCGTCTGAGGTGAGGGTCTGTCCGGACTTGCCGCCGGGCACAATGGTGCCCGAGGTTCCGGGTCGTTCGATTTCCGCATTCGGTCCCGAATCGAGACAACGCAGCCAGTTCGTTCCCCTCAGCATAACACATGCACACGGGTAATAAGCCGACAGCCGTGCCGTCGAGCTTGACCTGTCTGTCGCCTTGATGATGTCATCCACCGAGACAGCCCGCAGGTTCGAAGGCTTTCCGGTGCCGTTGATGCCGTTGGCGAAACTGAACGTGATGGGAACGACCGCGCTTCCGACATCCACGTACACCCACATGGAGACACCCGCCATCGGAACCGGTGCCGCGCGATGGTCATAGCCAAGAACCCCAAGGAAATCATCCATCCTTTTCCAGTCTCCGTCACCCGGCTTGCCGACATAGCTGAAATCGCACTCATGTATATCCGTCAGCATACCTGACCGGGTTGCGCACTTGAGTCCGTAGATGATGCCATCGGCAATGTCAGCAGCCGTGCCCTTGAAACCTTCGCCGGGTAGAGTATGGTAATCCCCTCCGCGTATCGGCTTGTATTTAGACCAGCGGTTTATCCTGTCGGACGTGCACAGCGTCGCCACGTCATGACTCGCCACGCCCAGGGTCGCGGAGATGTCGTCAGTGTTGACCGGAGCCGTGATTATACCGTTTGCGTGTCCCATATCCTTAATCCTCCTGATTGCAGAGCAGGTCGCGCACAAGCATCGCCTGTCCGATCGTCCACTCCGGATTTGACTCCATCAGCCGCCCGAACGTCTCCTCGGACACCGTTCCCTGCGGCGACTCCACCTCCCTCTCCGCCTCATCGGCGATGCAGTCGTTGACCGCCGCCACATATTCCGCGTTGGCTTTCAGTGCCTCCTGCATCTCTGCGGAAGCCACAGCCACGCCGCGCTCTTCCGCCGGCATCGCGTTGAAATCCGCTATCAGCTTCTCCGCCTTGTCGAATCCTTCGGGGCGCAGACGCTTTATGGCATCGCGGCGCGTCTGCTCGAACTCTTCCGCGATTTTTCTCAGAGGCTGCATCCCTCTTACGAACGCCACGCGCTCCGCCGTCTCCATCCTGTCGCACTTCGCCCTGTCAAGAAGGGCATACGTTTCCGCGATTCTTGCTGTCGTTGTCTTCATGTCTTTGAAATTTTTGATTGGTTGTTATTGTAAAATATCATGTTCACGCGTTTCCGCGCATGTTCTCTATGGTCGCCTTGAGCGAGGCGTTCTCCGCCTCCAGTGCCGCGATGCGCTCTTCATGGTCGAGAACCCTGCGGCTCACGGTCACGACACCCAGCAGCGCGGCTTTGTCGTATTGAAGATCGAGCATTCCGGAGGATGTCCGGGGGGTGAGCTGCGGCATCAGTGCCTGCCAGTATTGCGCGATGCTTCCCACATCCTCGCCGCCGGTGTCTTTCCATCGGAAGAAAACCGCCGGGGCACGGGCGATGGCGCGGATGTCAAGCTCCACGTTTCCCGTCACGTCCTTGAGCCTTGCGTCCGAACTCGTATTCTGACCGCGTGCCGTCACATAACCCTCCGTGTAGATTCCCTTGTCTACATGCAGCGGTCCGGTCATGTTCGCCGCTCCGTCCGGCATTATGGACATGACGGTGTCTACCCACACGCCGTTGCGGTGGAAAGCGAGGTTGAACTTGCCGAACGCTCCGGACATGTAAGGCTGCTGGTCGTAGCCGGAGGCGTTGAGAAAGAACTGACCGTTCGTCCAGATGTCTCCGTTTATCCTTGCCGTGGAGTCAAAGTAGACAATAGTGCGCACGTGGAGCGAGCCGTTCACGTCAAGCGTATACCCAGGCGCGGATGTGTTTATTCCCACATTGCCGCCCTTGGGGTTCAGCAGCAGCGGAATCGCCCCCGTGTCGACTTTGCTGCTCTGTATCACGCCGTAGCCGTCTGTCGCCGCTCCCATGCCAAGATAATAGTTAGTGCCCATCGCGTTTGCGCGGAACTGCCCGTAGTCGGAGAACCACGCGGATGACTGCACCGAGCGTATCGCCTGAAACTCCCCGGTTTGTGTCATGCGGAACACCGAACTGCCGCCGAAACTGAAACGGAGTTCCGCGCCGGTGTTGAGCAGCTCCATCGAGAACAGACGGTCTGCGCCTGTCGCGCCCGCCGGTGTCGTGCCGCGCCGGTAGGCGAGCAGCAGCGGGGTCTGGCTGGCGTTGTCATGTATCTGCACGTTGTAGGCTCCGTGTCCGCGGTTCCATGCCGTTCCGGCGTAGTCCTCGCGGGTGAAGAGATAGTCGGTGCGGATGGTTCCCGCTCCGGCGTACAGCGACTTGCCGCCGAAGATGCGGATCCATGTGGTGTCGTTCATGTACCATCCGCCGCCGTATGTCTCCGAGTACCATCCCGTCGCCCCTGTCGAGCGGAACCAGTTCGAGGCGTAGATGGAGGCTGTCTGGATGTCTCCGTTGACATGCAGTTTGCGCGAGGGCGAAATCGTGCCGATTCCCACGTTGCCGGAGGTAGTCACGGCGATTGCGTCAGCTCCCGAGTTGTAGCTGATGCCGAAGTATCCCGCGCCATACATCCCGATGCGGAAGTAATTCGTGGTCTGGTTGTTGTTGTAGAGGCGGATGAACGCTCCGCTGCCGGCTTCTACGCGTTTAAGCAGGATGCCTGTCTCTCCCGTGTAGTTCACAGTCATCGCACCATTCACATTCCCCGTGCCGTCGAAACTCTGACCCCACAGCGTGCGCGGGGTCTGTAGGCGTGTCGCTGATGCAACGTTGTCTGTGGTGAAGGCGATACGCTTCCAACCCTGCCAGTTTCCGCTGTATTTCGTCCGGATATAAAGGTCGGTACCCAGATATTGCCACGACAGCTGCATCGGGCAATAGATGCCGCCGAAACCTATTGTGCCGCGGGCATCGCTGTTTTCCGCCGGTTTGTTGGCGACAGATGCCGAATCACCGTATCCGAAACCATATATCCTGATACCGTTTGAGTTCAGTACGTCGTTGAGGCTTGAAAGCTTGGCGGTGACGTTGTCGTATATGTCGCTCTTATGGTAGCCGTCCAGCAAATCGGCATCAAGCCCGCTTCGGGAGCCGTCGTTGCCCGCGTGCCATAGCGTGTTGCCTTGAAAATGCGGAGTGCCGTTGTCTTTGATACCGAGGTATCTGTTAGAGGGGGAATTGTAGATATACGAGCCGTGGACGTTATTCCAGCCAACGGCGTTCTTCGCCACGCCGCCGGAATAGACATACATGTACACCTCCTTATTGGCGGTGACACTATCCAATTTAAGGCAAGGCTGTGTGTCCATCTTGATATTCAGCATCCCCGTCATCGTGTCGCCCGCCTTTCTGACATATGCCGTCAGACCGGAGCCGATGAGAGAGTTGAAGTTGGAAGAGTCGAGGATGGTGCGCCACGCCTGCCATGTGTTCCCCTGCTGGTAACGCCACTGCATGTCGCCGTTGTTGGGCACCACAATCTGTCCCGCCCATGCAAGGGAGTTGTCCCATTCCATGTGCAGGATGTGACCGTCTCCGGCGGGTTTCCCCGAGGTCATCGACGATGTGGCGAGGAATGTGTACAGTCCCGCATTGTTGCCGAAGTTTACATTTGCCGTTGTCGGACGCGATGGATAATAGGTGACGAGTCGTTTGTCTTTCGCATCCACCTCCGATTTGGTGTAATAGTTGGCGAGCGACTGATGACTCGTAAGATAAGTATTGGAGTCCACCGAGCCGTCAGCCTTGAGGAACTGCGAGGAAGTGCCGCCCCGCCTGATGAACGAGGCTGCCGTTATCCCGCGCTCCGTGATGCTTGCCACAAGCGTCCCGTTGCCACTGGCGGCGGTGTAGGCGAGATTGGTCTTGTAGAAATTGAACACTCCGCCGAACTCATTAAAATTCATGTACTCGCGGTTCGGATAGCCAAGCTCGATGCCGTGTGACTTCTTGCTCTGCACGGTGTTGTTTGCAGCTCCGGTCTCCCCGGTTATTATCTTAGCCGTTATCCACTTGTCCGTGGCTATGACCTCCTGCGTGAATGTCTTGACACCGCTGATCACCTGCGCCGTGCCGAGCGTCACGTAGTTGGCAAGGCTCTGGTGCTGCCGCAGAAACCTCGCGTCAGCCTCTGCCTTGGAGTAATAGTTGCCGAGTGCCGATGTCACCCACGGCTGCGTGGCATACTTGTTGCCGGTCAGGTAATCCTCAAGCATGGCGATGTCAAGACCGCCGGTGCCCCCGCCTGCCTCGTTCTTGCCGCGTGCCGAGAGGAACTCGTCAGTCCAGAGACCGTGTTTCGCGCGTATCGATGTAACTCCGTTCTCCGTCACTTTCTCGAACAGTGAGTCGAACAGATCCCGGAACTCGGAAAACGTGGAATTGTCGACCTTCCCCGCCAGCAGCGCGGTAAGTCTTGCCGCCTCGATATGCTCCCCCATGTCTGGCGACGAGGCGGCGGAATATGCGGATGGTGCCGGATTTCCCTTGCTTTTCAGTTTTATTTTAACTTTAGTCAGTGCCATGTGTCGTTGTGTCAGATGTTGTCGATACTTCTCATTCTCACTGTCGCCGCGCCCTGCTGCAGGTCACGCGACACGCTCACCGGATAGAAACGCCGCCTCCGCATCGCCGGAATCGTGTAAACCCACATCATGGGATTGTTGCTGCCCGTCCTGATCGACTGCTCTATCTCCACATGCGGTCTGTGACATTCCCGGTAGTACCAGTCCACATAGAGCTGTTCCGGCTTTGCCTGGACTCCGAGACGCGGATCCCACACACTCAGCAACCCCGTGCCGCTGTCTGCGTCTATCGCCGTACTGTTGCGCGTCACATCCCGTACCCCGAACGATGCCCGCTCTTCCGCTGTAAGGTCGGAATGTATGCGCATCGTTATGTCATCCTTGGGATTGATGAAACTTTCGTCAGTGTCGGAGACATAGACAAGGTCGTTTTCGTTCAGCGGATCATTCCCTGCATTGTCACTTATTATCCGGATGTTGAAATCCTTGAGCCAGATTCCTGAAACGTAGTTCAGAAGCAACAGGGAGGAGTCCTGCTGTCCGGTTTCGGTATTGTCGGGCATCGTGAACAGGTCGCATGGCATATCCAGATCCATGTTTAACGGCCACAGCGTGTCGGTCTCCGGACCGAGGATCAGGAACGTCACCTCTCCGTGAAGATTGTCGCTCTTGCGTATCGGGATTATTGTCCCTTTGGCATCGAGCTGAAGCGAGTAATGCGCATTTTTCCAAATGTCGTATTCCTTGCCGATTATGTAATCTCCGATTTTCGGATCAAAACCGATGGTGAAACTCTGGGCGAGAAACTCGCCGCGGTCGGCGCATTCTCCGATGGTGTGGAACCTCTCCCAACGGTAGGAGTCGGTCTCACCGGGTCTTGTGTGTTCCACCAGACATTTGTCACCTACAATCAGCATGCATCTCAGTGCCCTGATTTTCGAAAAGACATCTTTTTCAATAAAGGAGTCGCCGGTGTATACTGATCTGTATTCCCCGCGTTTCAATGCCTCTTCCTCGCAGAATACATCGAAACCCATATTGGACACCCACAAGCTGAAATCATTGATTTCCGGAGTGTCGCCGGGATTCTGCGCCTTGTAATACTCACGGTAGAACCGCCGGAGGTCTCCCTCTTTGTATTTCGTTACTGGCACCTGATTGAAATCGACCACCTCCTTGCTCGGCCTTATGGTGTCTGAAACGGGTGCAAACGCTATTTTTCCGGATATGTCGAGATATCGGGTCGTGGTGTCGTCTGCCGGAGAAAGCTGCATGTATCCGCCGGAGAAAGCGGCACGGGGAACCGAAAGGTCGAGCATATTTTTGAACTGTTCGGATATATGTCCTATAAAATCAGATTTTGACCGCTCGATGCCGTCACCCCCGACACCGATCACCATATATTTCTCCCTCTCTGAGTCAATGGCGATGCTGTTGTCTTTCTTCTTGGGTTCCGTCTTTCCTCCGGTCAGTTCCACGAACATCGCCCCCTGTGTCCTGTTCACGCCATCGGGATAGCGGTTCTGCCACGTGTCGCCGAAACTGTAGAAATCATCCGCAAGCTTTGCGGCGGAAAGGGGAATCATGCAGTCCCATTTTTTCGACTGCGCGGTGCGCCCGAAGAGCCGCCACCCTTTCGCCTCAAGAACACGGATCCACCACTCGCGCATCCAGTAGCTCTCTTCTCCTGCCGGATATATGAGATTTGTGCCACGGGATGAAAGAAACAGCGATCCCTCGCGTGTGGGGTCTCCCTTGGTGAATGAAAATTCCTTCAGATAAAGCTGGTTGCCGGAGAAAGGGCTCGAATATGAGTCATCGCCGAGAGGATCGGGGATAAAATCATCAATCTCTTCTGTCTCGCATGTCACCTCTATCCGGTTGAACACCTCCCCTATGTCGAGCTTTGAGTTACTGCCGTATGCCGTGCGCTGTGTCACCGCATAGACGCTTGCGTTTTTCAGGTCATCCCATGAAAAAACAATCACGCGGTCTCCGTCATGGGCGATATGGAGATTGAGATAACGGAGGCATTCCGTCACCACCTCTTCGGCGGTCCACACTGATTCCTCGTCATCCCCCATGAAACGGCGTTCGTCCACGAGGATGCCGTCGAGCGCCGACACCCCTCCTTCTTCGACAAGAGGCGCGGAGATCACATCGAGACTGTCGATGTCCACAAGCGCGAGCGCACGTGTCAGAATATCGCGGATCGTGCGCTGTGCGCACTCCGTGATCGCTTCCTGATATGTCGGGTTGCCCGACATGGTTTCGCGCCATGTGAGCCACTGAAGCGCGCCCAGACGGTCGATGCAGTTCACCTCCAGTGTGTCAAGCGCGGAGTTGTAGCCCTGCGAATAGGTGCGCGGCAGGATGAAACCGTCAAAAACGGTGTGCTCCCCCACTTTCATCACCACTGTCGCCTCGCGGCAGTCGCTCCGGAAGAGATCCGGCACGAAGTCGCGAGCCTTCAGGCGGACGATTGCCGACTGCCGGAGGATTACATCGAAAATGTCGTTTGTCTCACCCTCGATGGTCAGAGCTTCCTCGGAATCGAGCATCAGACCCGATTCGGGCGCGCCGATCTCGATGTGTCGGCTTCTGTCGTTGCCCGTTACGATCTCCACGGAGACAACGCGTCCCGCTGTGTCATATGTCTTGCCGGTGTATAACATCTTTTTTCGTTCGTTTTTATCGGTTTTTTCTGCCGCTCGCGCTTCCTATGCGCCGGCGGTTAACCATGCATAGCTCTATGTCGGAACCGCGCAGCCGTCCTGTCACCTCTATGCGCTGTGTCCCCGCTCCTGCGTCCGGAAGCAGCTCCCGGAGCTTGTTGAGGGGGGCGATCACCTCGGGGTTGTTCGATGCTCCGGCGTATTCGCCCACAAGTGCCATTGTCGGACCGGACACGATGCCGCCGCTGGCGAATGCCGTGACCTGTTTTATCTGCGCCACCGCCGCGACGGCTGTGGCGAGTCCGGAGATGGCGAACGCTATCCATTCCCACGGAGACCCCTCGCCGCCTTTTTTTGCGGAGGCGGCGGCGAAGCCCGCCATTACGTTGGCGATGGCTCCGGCGATGATGCCGGCGATGTTCAGAACCGGACTCTCCATCGCGTCTCCCATTGCGGAAAAGGCGGAAGCAGCGGAACGCCCTACATCTGCAACCCCTTTGAGGTTGTTTTGCAAAGCGTCTGTGGCATCGTTCGTGTTATTGACCACCCGGGGAAGTTTGCCGAGTTCCTTCTGCAGCGCGTCCGCGTCCACCTTGACATCAAGGGTGAGATCCATGGAGCGGCCTTTTTTGCGGAGGTCGGTCATCAGGTCACTTTTGATGATTATGTCAATCACCTCAAGCCGTATCCCTTTCTCTTTCTGCCTGAGCGTGTCGATCTGCCGCTGTATCTCCGCCATATCCTGCGGGTCGACCTGCAGCTTCAGTTTCCCCTCCAGTTCGGAGACCTGCTTCTCTATGTCGGCGAGCGATCCGGCGGGTATGACCGTGTCCGTTTTCGGACTGCCGTGCGGCTCAGTTCTCCGAGGCGTGCCTGTTTTCAGTTTGTTGGCGTTCTCTGCCATCTGCTTCTGAATATCCGCAAGCTCCTCTTTGTCCCTGTTTATGGTTTCTTCATAATGCCGGTCAATGGAATCGTTGACCTTTATCAGGTTTTCCGTGAATTTGGCGAGAGCCTTGAAGCCATTTTTTCCTGTGGTGACAGGCTTTGGGCGTTTTTCGGCGTTTTTCTGGCGTGCTATCTCTTTTTCGGCTATGTCGTTGGCAATTATCCTCGCTTTCGCCTCAAGCACCATCTGCCGGGCGTAAAGCTCCGAAGCGGAAGTCAGCTTGTCATACCAGTCTTTGACTGAGGAGAAACAACCCATTGTGTCGCCGTATACACCGTTTAGCTCCTCTACTTTCTTTCGCTCTTCCTCTTTCGAGCCTTTCCAGTTCTTTAGCTCCGCGATATGGCGGGTTATCTGGGCGGTGGCATTCTGCATCGCCTGGTCCACGCTCTTTTGCGCGTCCGACACCTCGGTCACGGCATTCGCGGTGTCCTGTGCCGCGTCCTCGACCCCGTTGAGCTTGTTGACGACAAAAGCGAGACCTTCGCCAAGTGCCCAGATGGCGGCTCCTACACCGGTCGAGATGAGGGCGGTCTTCACGACCATCATCGATGCCTTGAATGTCAGGGCGAAAGTCTTGGTGAGAACCGTGTTCGCCTGCATCGAGACCCCGAGCACCTTGACATCAACCGAAGTTGCACGGCACGCCGCGCCGATTGACTTGATTCTCCCGGGAATGCCGTTTATCATCGTCCCCACTTTGACGAGATTCGAAAAGCCGAGAACCGTCTGGTTTATGAACGTGATGCCAGGCTGCAGCTCCTTCACCATCCCCCCGAGTCTTTCCTGAAGGTCTCCGATGTTGTTTGCCGCCTGTTTCATCTTGCCGCTGGGGGTGGCGGCAAGCGCGGCGTTCATCTCACCTACGTTGTTGGTGATGATTTTCGCAAGCGCGGCGGCGCGCTCCTGTTCCGTGCCGTATTTCACGGCTTTCTCCTCGGCTTCTGTAAATGTTATGCCCACGCGCCGGAGTGCCGCCGTCTGTCCCTGCATCGCCTTGCCGAGAAGGTTCCCGATATTGACCGCATCGCCGCTTGTGGCGTTCAATCCTTTCTGCTGCGCCACAAGATTGTTCATCGCGGGGATAAGCGTTTCCAGTGCCTCGCGTGTCTGCAGGAAAGTGGAGATCTGCTGTGCACCCGCGAGCTGCACTTCATCGCCGATAACCCCGAGTTGCTGCTGTGCCGAACAAAGATCCTTGATGCTCTGTATCTCCGCCTCGGTCGCACTCATGCGCTGCCGCATGACTGTCTCCAGCTTGGTCTCTGCCTCGACCTGCACATCATATGCGTCTGTCAGACTCTTCATCATCCCCTGCATGGATGACAGTGCCCCGGTGATCGCGTCGAGACCGAACGAGACTTCCCCAAGATCCTTCAGGGATTGCCTCACACTGACAGTCTCTTTCAGCGTGCCCTGCATCACTTTTTTCAACGCGTCCGCGTCCATCGTGAGCTTCTTGAGTCCGTCTTTGCCGTCCTCGATCACGAAACCTATGGAGATAGTCTTGCCCGACATAATTTTTTTACCGTTTATGCGTTATATTTTAAATATCGTTAATTCATTCATTCACTGTTCACCTTTAAAGAAAAACCGGACAAATGAAAAAGGCAGGATTCACAATCACCCGAAGCAGGCGACCTTTGCTCGACCGTATGTTCGAGCCGTTGAAAAGCAACCGGTCTTTTCGTTTTATTTATCTGCTTGCCGGTCTCAACGGCTTCCTTTTCGGCATATATTTCCTGCTGAAGGGCACCGGTCTCTCAGGATGGGAATGTGTCCGGAACTGGGCTTTCAGTGCCGGGTGCTTCTGCATCTTCTTCGCGCTGGGCTGGATTTATCGCAGATGGTATAACACATCGAAGAGCAAATGCTTTGCCCGGAACCTCACCGATGAGGAAATCAAGGGGAGGGAGCCGGTCTTTGAACCCTGCGCTTTCGGCGGCATCACGTTCAGACTCCAGAACCCCAGGAACCTTGACGGGGAGCGTTTCACTGAAATCTACGGAACAAAGGAAGAATCCGACAGATAAAACCGGTTGCGGGATCAGCCCCATTTTCGCAGAGCTTCCTCGGCTCTGCGTTTTCTTTCTTCCATCGTGATCTCCTCAACGTGTCCCGTCCCTTTCTCCCAGGGAAACGGCAGCAGGCTCTTCGGCGTTATCCGGTTCTTGACATGCGGCTGGATCATGATTGCCGCCTCCATCCGCATGATTTCCCACCGTTCGCGGCTGAGCCTCTCCTGCTCGTCCCGGTGCGCCTTGCTTATCCAGTAGAACTGCTCGGGAGAAAGCCGGCAGAAGTCCGTGCGGCTCATTCCCAGGACTCCGACCGCATACCCGAACAGCTCTAAGATTCCGGGCTGTCTTTTTTTTTCACCTCTTCGCCTTTTTCCGGATTCTCCTCATTCCTCTGGCTCTCGACATATGTCTCTTTCCATTTCTTGAGTTCCTCAGGCGTGAGACGGTTCGCAAACTGCTGCGGGGTGTAGTTCATCGCGATTCCCGCCGTCTCGGATGCTGCCGCCGTGCCTGCCCATAGAAGCTTGATCAGATCCGAAAGACTGCCCATGTCGGCTTCCGTCGCCTCGCGTCCGGTCTCTTCCTTGAAGATAAGCATCGCGCCCAATGAGATCTCGACGGGGAAAGACTCCCCGGTTGTCAGTGTGATAAAATGTTTTTTCATGTTTCCCGATATTTGAAAAAAATAATTTGTATTGGTGAAGTGCGGCGGCAGCCAGCCCCCGCTCTCCTTTTTTTTCAGTTTGCTGGCGCCTCACCCTCGGAGAGTGCGGTCTCGTCAAGAATTTCCGGTGCCCCGTTGTTGCTGAACGATGCTGAGTAGGTGGAATCCGTACCCGCGTCGTCCGTGCGCTCCAGCGAGTCTATTATCACGCTCCCCTTGAAATAGGGTTTGTCTGCTGTCTCGCGCTCCATGCACTTGGCGGTTACCGGTTTTCCGGTCTTCCATGCCTTTAAGAGCTTGGCGTAGCCTGCCTCTTTCTCTCCGTAGAACACAAGACCGTCGGTGCTGATCGATATGCTCAGACCGGTCACGGTCTTCTCTTTGAAGAGCGAGGCGGTGATCGGGTCATCTGCCGGTGCCTTGACGGCATGGTCGGTGGTCTCCGAGCTGCACGTCATCTTGTGTGAGGTGCAATGTCCGATTGCCACGTCTTCGATATAGAGCAGCATGTCGCTGCCGTTGCAATATCCTTTTTTCATCTTATTCTCATTTTGAAGTTAAGTAACTTTATATACGCGCCTTCCTGATAGTCTTCGGTCTGGTCGGTCATCATGCAGTGCGAGACCAGCATCCCGTGGGAGGTCTCCCCGCTCAGCCCGTCGAGCGTGGCGCGCACGGCTTCCGCGATATCCACACACGCCGGGTAGTCTCCGGCTATGCAGTAGATCTCCACAGCCACCATGTCGGAGACAGTCCCCGTCTTCACCGGTGTCGGCTCAAGAGCCTCCACCAGATAGCACACTGCCGGAGACTTTATCTCCGTTGTCGAGACAAGGGGAAAAATCCTTGTGACTCTCGATGTGACGGCTTCCGATTCCGAAAGCGCCTCGTAAATGGCAAGACCTGCCGACAGTCCGGTGCGCGGCAGTCTATCTGAATGATCCTCCATATTTCAAAGCTGTTTTTTCGACATAGCTGACCATTTGCCTCTGCAGGTCTTCCGATGCCGTCTGTAATGCCGTTCCCTTGGCTTTCTCCATGAACCGGAATGCGGGCATCGCTCCGGTGCGTCTCCCTTTCCCTTTGCGTTTCCAGGATATGCCGCAGAAGCTGCCGCTTCTGGTGGTGCGGCGTTCGGCGGTTCCACCCTCCGCCCAGAGCGGCACAATGCGCAGCCGCTCTTTACGGCGGGCTTCGGTCAGTTCCCGTCCGGTCTTCGAACCGTAGTTGACACGCCTTTTTTTTGTGCCCACTGTCACTTTGAAGCCGAGTGCCTTCTTGTATACCACAACCCGGATGCCTTTCTCGACATCGCGGTTGCTCCGCAGACCGGATGAGCGAAGCTCCTTCACGGCACCGGCGCGGACGTTCGACGCCGCCGCCCGGAAAGCGCCGCGCATGGCGGTGCGCCGCTGCTTCTCTCCCAAAGATTCGAACATCCGCCGGAGCCGTGTGTCGTCATATGTGAAATCTGTTCCCATACTGTCAGTCGTTCACCCGTTCGCATGATATGCGCAGCATGCCGTTGGCGGGATCGGGGAAGACCCCGACAATGGCATACAGCGTGCCTGTGGCTGTGTCCTCTACCCGCATAGTGTCTGTGAGACGGTGCTGGATGCGCAGCCGGTATTCGGCGCGGTAGTCTGTGAATAGCTCGCGATTCTCCACGCGTGCCGTGGATGTGTGCCTTACCCTTTCGGCAAGAATCACCCGTCCGCGTTCCCACACCGTGCGGTCCGCACCCGTGCCGGGGTCGGTGGTGTGTACCGGGCGATAAACCCTTAGCAATGGCTTGAGATTACCCGCTTTCATACCGTCAGCCGCTGATATGGTCTCACAAGATACTCGAGCGTAAGGTTAGGACGCTCCCTCCCTTCGGGGTTGGCATAGTGGTCGGCGACAAACACCAGGACCGCGAGCCGGAGGTCTTCGGGCCATTCGCCGCCGCCGATCTCCACGAGTTCCTCGCGTGTGCGGTTCACACGCGACAGGACGAACGCCTCCCCCTGACGCTGCAGGGAAAGAAGAAGACTGTCGGTCGCGGGGTCTTCGAAGTCAATGCGGCATTGCTGCCTGAGTCTCTCCAGATCTGTCATCGCGTTCGGTCTTTATGGTTTTACACTGAAGCTTTAAGAAGCGTGTAGACTTCCGGACGTACCGTGGCGGTGCCGAAATCCACGTTGAGAGTGAACTTCACCTTGTTGGATGCCGCTCCGGTGTAGGGGTCTACGATAAAGTAGAAGTCGCCGAACTGACCGGCTACCTGATAGCGGAAGTCGCCGAGTCCGATGTTACCCTCTCCGATCGCGCTGTGGCAGAACACCGGAAGCCCGCAGAGACGGTCGTTCTCGATACACATGATGCCGCTTCCCGCGTCTTTGGGCGTTGCCTCAAGCTCTGCCTTCATTGACTCGGTCATCACCCATGCCATGTACTGCGATTTCACACCCTTCGAGAGGAGCGCGGCTTTCTCTTTGTTGAGCGCCTTGAAGTTCAGGGCGACCGCTTTTGCAGTCTTGCCGACAAAGGGACCGGTAATGGCGCAGTTCTTGTTCACCTTCTCCGGCGAAAGGATGATCTTGTTCATCTTCTCGGCGATTGCGCGGGGAAGAAGTTCGCGGATGATGCGCTCCAGTTTGCCGTCGGAGTTGAAAAGCGACTCGCGGGTCGCCGATACGGAAACACCGATGCGCTGGGTGACTGTGGGTACCTTGTCAAGGTTGATCTTCTGGTCATCGAGTTCCTCTGCCTCTCCGGCTATCTGTGCCTCCACAGCCTCCACGACCGGCCATTCGTAGCCGCCGCGGCATCCGGTAGGCATCTGAATGCCGATTTTGTTGTAGATCAGATCCTCGGTGAGGGGCATGGTCACGTCCTGGATCGTGATGGGGAAAAGCGCGCCCGCCTTGATATCGTCTGTCGTCATCAGTTTGGCGACATCAGGAGATGTCGGGTCGGTGCCTTCCTCCCTTACCTGAAGCTCTATGGCGCGTCCCGCCGTCGATATGGCGCGTATTGCCGCGCGATACGCCTGCATTCTGCTCAGGGGCTTGGGTTCCGCGCTTTCAGGCATTGTGGCGCTCATCTGCATCAATAGATAGGTCTTCTCTCTTTCAAGCTGGGCTATCTCGCCCTTTTCGGTGTCTGTGAGGTCTCGCTCCTCTGTCTTCATCGCTCCCGCGATGGCTCTGAGCCGTGCGTTGATCTCGGCTACTCTTTCATAATTCTTTTTCATGAATGGAAAAAATTAAAAATGGTTGATAATCTTTAAAACTCCCGGGATTTCGAGAAGAGTTCCTCGATGGTGCGCTGGCGGCGGCGTGCCTTCTCCTGTTCGAGCTGCCCGGCGCGGAACTCCTCCTCGATGGCGCGGGTGGTCTGCGCCTCGGTCTGAGGATACGCCGGAAGGGGGGTCAGCGTGAAGTCGTGCACCGAGCGCATCCGCTTCACCGTGTAGACCACGTATTCCTTGCCGTCGCGGGTCTCGGACTGCCGCTCTACCTCGCTGCGGTCTCCATAGTTGACGGTAAAGGCGAACGAGCAGCCGGTGATGTCTCCGCGCCTGATCGCCTCCAGTGCCACACGTCCGTCTTCGGTGTCGGGCGCCTCGAAGCTGAAATGCACCCCGTCGTCGCGGATCTCGTAGGTCAGCGAGCCTGATCCGCGAAGCGAGCGGGCGAGAAGCCGGCGGTTGTCGTGATAGAGTGTCATCAGTATCGTGGAAGCGTCAAGAAGCTCGCGGGTCACGGCTTCCGGGGCTATCACCTCCCGGATCTCAAGCTCATCGTCTTCATAAAGCGGCTCCGATTGGCTGTTGAACACTATCGCCACACCCTCGATGATGCGCGATGACTCCTCCCCGCCCGTCTCGCGGACGCGTACATTGCCCGGAAAAAAGGTTTCCCGGCGTTTGATTCCCTGTATTCTATTCATCTTTGTCGGTTTTGTCGTTTGTCTTGCTGATGTCTGTCGCCGCGCCTGCCTCCGACACGGGGCGCAGATTTGCGGAAATGAGGGGGATGTCGCCTCCCTCTACCCCTTTCATGCCCATGGAGGCGCGTGCCTCGTTGACGGTCATGGTGCCGGTCTGGATTCTTTTCTCCGTATAGCGCATCCGGCTCTCAAGGTCGGCGGCGTAAAGCTCTTCCTCGGCAAAGCGGAAACGCCGTTTCCCCCATTGCGTGGAAGGAATCAGCTTCCGTGTCAGTTCGTTCTCGATCTGCCTGAGCATCGGGCACAGCGTGTCGGTCAAAAATGAGGAATAGGCATTCTCGGCGCTCTTGTAGTTGAGCGATGTGTCATCGAACACAAAAGAGGGATGCACACCGAAGAAGCGGCACAGCTCGCGCACGGTGAATTTGCGCGTCTCCAGTGCCTGCATGTCGGCGGCGGTCATCGAGAAACTGTGATACTGAGCCTTGCCGCCTACGGCGAAGACGCGTGTCCCTCTCCTGATGTGCGCCGACATGTCATCTGCCATTGCCTGAAGCGCCGATGTCTGGTATTCGCCGAAGCCGGGGGTGCCCTGCTCGTTGGTGATGAATCCCATGCTCGTTCCGCCGTTGGCGAAAGTGGTGAGGGTGTTGCGGTCGGCGGTCCCGGCTATCGATGTGACCGTCGATGCGAACCGGATCACGCTCACGCCGTCGAGTCCGTTGAGCGTGCGTCCTTTGATGCGGATGATATCCGTCTCGTCATATTCGCGCGATGTCAGACCCTGCGACATGTCTTCCACCAGATAGCGGCCGAGCGACACGCGGTGTGCCGTGTGCGGGCTGCAAAGCACCAGACGCATCAGCCGCCCCGTTATTTCCGAATACTGGGGCACGATGTATGCCTCGCCGTGGAAAAGCGTGGTGAAAATGAGCTGCCGCCAGAAGTCGAAACCGGAGGTGTATTCGTTTGGCGAAAGACGGAGCAGCCATGCCGTCGTGTCTTCCTGCGCCGTAAAGATGCCGTCCTGCTTTTTCTCGTAGAGCAGCGGAAGCTTTGCCACGCTGTCGCTCAGAAAGGCGGCACAGCGGTAGACGGTCGACAGTGTCAGCGACAGTTCCGCGCTGTCGAGCCTTACAGGTTCGGCGGATTCGATCACGCCGCGCCCGCCCGGTGTCGCGCTTATGAGCTTCGCTCCGCTTCTGAAAAAGAAGTTTTTTATTTTGCCGATTGTTGCCATACATAAATCGGCTGTCGAAAAACAGGGAGTTGGCACCAATTGGCACCACTTTTTGTGTGAAAAGGGCGATTTTTAACGTCTGTTAACTAAAATCCCGTGTTTTTTGTGTGTTTTCCGTTCTCATTGCCCCTCGGCGGGCTGCCACGATTCGGCAAAGAGTTTATGGCACATCAGCTTTGTGATCACGCCGTCTATCTTGCCGTTGTGATATTTTTTCATGGGCTTGCGGTTGTTCATCCGGTCTATCTCAAGACAGGCGTTTGCGAAACAATAGGCATTGATGGGGTTGTCGTCGATGAAGATGTGTCCGGTGCGGATGCCCACCTCGAAACTTTCACAGCTTGAGGTGAACGCCATGAAGCTCTGCCCCACACCTTTGAGCACGGAGGATGCTCCGGCGGCGGCGAGCATGTTGAGACATTGGCGGCTTTTGGCGGGGTCGTAGCCGATGGCGATCACGCGTGTCGGACCGTTGAGCCTGAGCACGAGATCCACTATCGCCCGGTAGTCTATGACTTCCCCATCTGTGAGGATCAGGTGCCCTTCGTCCGCCCAACGGCGGTATAGCCGGCGGTTGGCGTGGGTCTCCAGACACACGCGGGGCATGAAGTAATACGTCTTGTAGTAGAAGGTGAATTTCCGGGGGTCATACGCTCCGAGTGTCACGCATGAGAAGTCATCGCGCACGGAAAGGTCAAGCGCGATGGTGGAGACCCAGCGGTCGGGGAAACGGGCGGGGTCTATGTGGCGGGTGGCTTTCTGTATGCATTCGGAGTCAAGCCATGTCGATGTCTCGTTCACGCAGAATTCGTTCAGAAGCTTTGTCCGGAACGTGAGCATGTTCTCAGCCGACATCTGCGCGGTCTCCCATTCCGTCTCGTAATAGTCTTCCTGAATGGTGACCCCGATGTGGGGCTGCACCTTGCGCCATGTGCGCGGGTCATCGGGACGGTCATCGACATCGGGCATGAAGAGGGAGGCGAACATGCGGTCGTTGGCGAACTCTCCGCGCAGAACTCCTTTCGCGCCCTCTATCTCGTGGGCAAACGGTCCGTCCACGACCTCGGAGGCGGTGGAGATCACAACGGTCAGTGGTTCGAGTCGCGCTCCCATCGACGAGGTGAGCACGTTCTTGAGGTCGGATCCGTTTGCGCCGGGTGTGTTGCGTGCCTGTGCGTATTCGTCGATGATGGCGAGACTGGCGTTGAGACCGTCACGCGTCCGGGCGTTGGCGGCGAGACATTCCGCCATGCTGTTGCGTGTGCCGTCATTGAAGAAAATCGCCTCGCGGTTCACCTTGACGTTGCCGCTGTCGCCTTCTATGTCGCGGACTATGCGCCGGATCTCGTCAAAACAGATCTTTGCCTGCTTGTAGGAGTTCGCCCCTACGTATGCCTGTGAGTTGTTGTCGCCGAAATAGAGGTCGTAGACCGCCAGCGAGGCGGCGGAAGTGGTCTTGCTGAATTTACGGGGCACGAAGATATATGCCAGACGCACCAGCCGCAGACCTTTGTCGTTGTCGAATCCGAAGATGCTGGCGAACTGGAAGCATTGCACGGGGGTCAGCCGGTAGCGAGTCGGTCCATGGGTGCCGGAGAAGCGCAGCAGTTCGTAAAAACGGAAAAACCTCCTGACGCGTTTCCTGTTCCAGACATAGCGGTCAAGAAGCTCATGAAAGCGGACGATCCCGAGTATCTCGTAGAGGTTGTGCGCGTCCGGATCCGCCGCCACCGCCGTGCAGTATTCCATGATGCGGGGGTCGGTGTCGTCGAGCTGCCGCCGGTGCCGCTCCCATCCGGAGACGAGGCGCGGCAGACGCGCCGACAGCGTGCGCTTCAGCTCTCTGTCTCTCCGTTTCTCTTCGTCAGTCGTCATCGCGCTCAAGTGCCGCGAAGAAGGAGTCGCGGCTGCTCTCTGTCTTTGGTTCCATTTTGCCGGACATGTTCAGTCCGAGTGATTTCAGGAGGGCGGTGTAACTCTCCATCTGGCTTTTGTAGGCGGTGAAGATGGGATTCACGCCGAGACGGAGATCGCCCTCGCGGCTCACCACTGTCTGAAGGGCGCAAAAACGGTCTATGTCTTCCCACATCACCTGTGACGCGCCCCAGAGCTGCGCGGCGGCGCGGATCTGCGGCTCCAGCGATTCCGTGTAGGCGCCGAGTTCCCGGAGGGAGCGGCGCAGGGTCTCGGCGTGTTCGGCGGCGATGGCGGAGGCGCGGGGACCGCGGTAGGTCCTGAGGTCCGAGTCTTCTTCCGGTGCGGCGGGTGTTTCCTTTTCGCCGTGGGTCGTGTGTGTCTCCTCTTGTGCCGGTCGCCGCGCCTCCTGCCGTGCCGCACGGTTGGAGGAGATGATCATGTCGCACTGCTCCGCGAAATCGGGGTCGCTCTTGCGCCACTTGTAGTAAGTGTCGCGGGCGATCCCGATCTCCTTGCAGGCATCGGAAATCCTGTAACCTTTGCCAAGCAGTACCATGAGCTGTCTCTTCTCTTCCATCCTTGCGCTGTGTCTACGCGTTTTTTTTCTACATTCCGTTTTTCTACATTTCTACATTTCCCCCACGCGTTCCGGTTTTTGCCCGCGTGTGAAAAAAGGGGCAGCGTGAGGTTTTACGAGGGGGCCCCGGTCGCCGAAAAACAGCCCCCCGGGGTCTGTGTTCCGTAGAAACGGCGGGCGAACAGGTCAGCTTCGGCACGTTGTCGGCGTGCGTTCTCTTCGGCTGTCCCTTTCCCCATCCGTTCGTGTCTCTTCACATGACAGGCGTGGCAGAGTCCCGCCAGATTGCCGGCATCGAATGCCAGCCGCTCCATCCGCGCGGGGTCGCGCTCAATCGAAACGGGACGGATGTGATGTACTTCCGTGGCGGGTGTCACCACTCCCTCCGCGGCACAGTCCGCGCAGAAGGGGTGACGCGCCAGATGCAGGGCGCGGAGCTTGCGCCAGCGCGTTGTGTTGAGCATCTTGTGGTATCTGTCTCGTGGTGCTGTCATATCCTTTCGTTTATCCTCTGACGCTGTGTCGGGTCTTCCCTGTCCGCCTCTCCGTAGAGAAGGTTCTCTATCCATCCCGTGTGTCCCCCGTCCGGTGTGTCCGGCACGGAGTGGCGCAGGAACTGCACAAGCACCGTGCGCGCCAGGGCGCACGCCGAGGGATAACCGGCATTGCGTGCCTTTTTCTCAAGGCGTGCCCGATATTCCTCCGGGATGCGGATATTGAGGCGAGACGTTGACATGTGCTTTGATGTTCAGGTAGTCCGTTGTTTGCGATTCCTGCAAAGATAACATTTTGTTTTATATTCTCAAACCTCAGACGTTAAATGCCCGGCAAACCATAGGGAATGCCGGGCACGCCACGTGCTGCATGATGACAGATGAATGGTTGTTTATTGCAGCTCGTCGGCTAAATCCTCAAGCTCAAAAGCAATCGTATATAGTGCGTCCTTTAAAACCCTCATTTCTTCTTTTGTGAACTCGCAGGGTTTGCCGTTCTTCATGTGGTTGTTCAGTTTCTGACAGAACCAGCTGCTGGACTTACCGAAGAACCTTTGCGCAATATAAGTGCCGTTGACAACACGCAGAAGATCCTCTTTGTTGAGAAATTGAATCTGTGACAATATTCTGTTCGGCTCTTTTGTTTTGTATTATCCATGATTGTTTTATTTACTCGTTCTTTGCTTTGTCTATCTCATCCGCGTAATCGTTCAAACGTTTGGCAATGTCTCTGAGTGATGCCGATATGGCTGAATACTCATCGGGCGTGAACGCTCTTTTTTTGTTGCATACCGTCATACCTGATAGTTTCTGGGCAAACCAGCTCTGGGTCTTGTTGAAATACCGCTTTGCAAACTTGCTGACATTAAGCAGCCCGTCCAGCTCATGGAAGACAACCCACACCGCCTCGGACTTAAGCTGCATCTGCTGTTTGCGCCGATATTCAGGGTCACAGAACTGCTCAAATGTTATTTTTTCTTTTTCCATTTTTTTGTTAATTTTGCCTCCCGCAATCACACGGGAGGCATTGATTAGTTACTGATCAGTTCAAAAAGCAATCCTCTTATCTGATTGCAGATTGGTTGGTTTTTCTTGGTTTCGATTAGCTCCAATAAATCTAAAATCCGGAAAACCAACCATTTTTTATTATCCATTCATCATTACACCTCCTTTCTGTTTGATGTTACAAAGGTAGTAATAATTTTATTAATACGCAAGTTTTTTAGCACTTTTTTTCGTTCTGTTTCTCATTTTTTTCGTGGTCGGCGATGATTGCCGCAGCAAGCTGATTCACGATATCGCGCTGACCCGCCCCCTTGCCGGTCAACGCGGCGACCATCCGCTCGTCTACCGTCCCCTCGGCAACGAGATGGAACACGCGCACAGGGTATTTCTGACCCTGACGGTGAAGCCGGGCGTTCGCCTGCTGGTACAGCTCAAGTTTCCACCCGGTGGAGAACCAGACGATGCGACGGCCGCCGAACTGCATGTTCAGACCGAATGCAGCAGACGCGGGATGCAGCAGGAGCATCCCGATATAACCTTTGTTCCATCGCGAAAGCTCCGACGGTCCGCGGTAGACCTCTATCGTCCCCCTGTCTCTGTCGGGTCTGTCAAGTGTGTCGTAGTATGAGGGTATGAGCTTTTTGCTCAGACGTGATTCTTTCAGCTTGTCGAAATACGACAGAATCCGGTCCCGGTCATGCTTGTACTGGTAGAACACAAGTATCGGGGAATTGTCCTCGCTCTCGTAGATGTCCTGCAATGCCTTGAGTTTCTCGTCGTGGATCTCAATTACCTCGCGGTCGCCATACTCGTTAAGGTTGTCGGTATATATCGCGCCGTTGGCATACTGTGAGAGCTTGTTGACAAGAGAGGCGGAAGAGCCGGCAAGAAGCGGCTCACCTGTTTTTTTGAACTCCAGCACTTTCTCGGTCTCGAATTCCCTGTAACGCTTCATGGTCGCTTCATCAAGACGCACCGGCACGTTCTCGGCAATCAGCGGAGGGAGTTTGAGCCAGTCTTCGGCACGCATGGCGAGAGCGATGTCGCTGATTGCCGACAGGATCTCCTCTTTCGCGCCTTTTTTCGGGATGATTCTTATCGGCACATTGTTGTGGGTTATGACCGTGAACCAACGCTCGCGGAAATGGGTCACGTATTTCCCGAGCCTTTCGCCGCCGTCGATGCAGTAGACCTGCGCCCAGAGGTCGGGAAGACCCTGGGGCGTGGGCGTGCCTGTGAGACCGACCACGCGGGGAACCTGTCCCAATACGCGCCGAAGTGCCTTGAAACGGAGGGAGGAGGGATTCTTGAAACTCGTGAGTTCATCGATGATCACCATGTCGAACGGGAATTTCTTTTTGTAACGCTCGCAGAGCCACACAACCGAATCGCGCCCGATCACGTAGATGTCGGCATCCGCCTCCAGCGCGGCGTTACGCTGACGGGCACCTCCGATGACGTTGCTCACTCGCAGCCCCGCCAAGTGGTCCCATTGCGCCGCCTCGCTGCTCCATGTGGATTCGGCGACTTTCTTGGGAGCTATCACCAGAACCTTCTCCGCCTCGCCGTAACGCGCCAGCCTTTTGACCGCGCTCAGACATACCACCGTTTTGCCGAGTCCCATCTCAAGGAAAAGAAGACAGCGCGGATGACTGATGATCCATTCGAAAGCCAGCCGCTGGTATTCGTGGGGAACAAATCTCATGACTCCCCCCCTTTCTTCCCGCGTCCGCCGGGATGCCGGGGATTCTTCCACCTGTCGATGATCTGTTCTGCCTTGCGCCGGCTGTCGCAGATATAGACCGTCTGCCCCATGTCTTCGCGCAGCCGGCGGATGCGTTCCGCCTGCAGCGATGTCGGAAGCTGTCCTGCTGTCTTCATCTCCACCCAGATCACCGCCCCGTCGGGGAAAAGGAGAATCCGGTCGGGATAGCCCGTGGCGTTGGGGTTGTAGTATTTGAGGGGAAGACCGCCGGCGGCTTTTGTCAGCTCGCAGAGATAACGCTCCAGAGACTTCTCCGATTCTGCGGCGTTTTTGCTGTATTTCCGTTGTGCCATATGAAAAAAATTAGTAAAAAATCTTGAAAAAAATTGCTTAATTCAAGATTTTTCACTAATTTTGTAATGCAGTCGGGAGCGACTGCGAGGGATAAGCCCTCTGTCCCGAAGTTGAGGGAAAAACCAAAAGCGGAAAGCCATGAAAGTTACAGGCAAATTAATTTTCAAATGGTGGAGGTTCAAAATTACGATTGAAGTCAATTTCTGAACTTCGGGAGGGTGGAAGCCCTCCTCCTTCCGCTTTTGATTTGTCGCAAAGTTAATTTAAAATCCTGAATTATGCAAAATGTTGAAAGTTCCGCCGGGTCCTGGGGCGGTGCCCGCAAGGGAGCCGGACGAAAGAGAATGGAGAAAGGGAAGTATTACGGTTTCAACTCGACTCCTGATGTGGAGGCGATCCTTGAAGCCGTCGAGGGGTCCAAGGCGGCGTATATAAACGCCGCCGTACGTGCCTATGCCAAGTCGCAGCAGCCATGATCAAGGACGGCGTTATAAAGGTAGATGTCCTCTTTGCCGATGAGACCGTCTGGCTTACACAGAGCCAAATGAGCGAATTGTTTCAACGGGATATAACACTTATATCCCGACATATCGGCAACGTATTTCATGATGGAGAGCTTGCGGAGGAAAGCAATTTGCATTTTTTGCAAATTGCAAATTCTGACAAGCCTGTGAAAATTACAGTCTTGATGTCATTATCTCGGTGGGATACAGAGTCAAATCCCGACAAGGCACTCAATGCCTCTTGGTGTAATTGGGTTGCCAAATATATTTTCAGCATACGCCTTTGCTTTTTCTTCTGTTGTCATATCTGTTTGAGTTATTTTTGTTTGGGTCTCCGATGTGCCGCCGAGGGTGGCGGCTTCTCCGTATCCGAGCCTGTCACTCATTGTGACGGCAGCGTAGTGGGTTATTCTATGGTCTCCCTGCCGGACTGCTTTCTTCCACCATTTGCGCTCTCTTATGAGCCGCGAGGAAAGTCTGTATCCGAGAAAGCCGCAGCCGTAAAGGAAAGCCACGGCGAAGATGGTCAGCGCGGCTGTCAGTAATCCGAACAGCACCCAGCCGCAGGTCGTGATTGTTGTCTCCATGTTCTCTTGCGTTAGAATTCAAAATCAAGGGTATATTGTATTGGTCTCTTTCGTTGATCGTTCAGTGCCTTTTCGACGCTCCTGGCATGAATGGGACACTTTCCTGTGTACGGGCATTGTCCGGCTGCTGCCTGTAGGTGTGCTCCGTGCCACTGTTCCCATTCGGTCACTCCGTCCTCCGTGAGGAAGGCTATCAGTTTCATGCAGCCGAAGCCACGCTCTTTCTGTTTGCTGTCGTGGAGTTCCACGATTCCTGTGCTTTGCGGTCTCATTTGTCTGCTGTTTAGAATGGTGCTTCTTCGTCTGTCGGTCTCAGCCAATCATCAAAGTCAAAGTGTGCCGCTTCCGCTGCGTCCTGTGCGCGCCTGCGTTCCTCCTCGACAAGATGGTTGGTGTTGTCCCATTGAGGTTGGTGTTTTGGTCTGATTGTCGCTTTCCGGGGCGGCGGCGGAAGCCGTGACGCGCCGGTGCGGCGGTGAGGTGGAAACGTGGAAACGGGAATCCTGTGATTTTGCGTGGCGTGTGTCCCGCGTGTGTACGGGTGTGCGTCCGAAATATACCGGGACATTGATTTTGTCTCTTTATAGAAATCTCGTTTCCACCTTATAAATATACTTTGTAAATGTTTTATTACAAGTCATTTAAGTGGAAATCAAGATTTTCATTGTTTTCAATCGTCTTGTTGTCCCAAGTCAATTGTTTGCCATAAATTTTCGAGCGTCTTGACGATCCTTTCACCCACTCCGGCTTCAGCGTGTTCAGGAACGCGCCGACCTCCCGGGACTTCGCCAGATAGTCCTTGTCATTTCGGCGCATCCCCAGACCCTCCTGCAGGATCTCGGCTATCGAGACCCACCGGCGCGGCTCACAGGTGCCGTCTATACGGCTGCCCCCGCTCTCGTGCGCGTCATACCATCCGCGACGCTCCGAGGGGGTCATCGACTCCCAGCCGAACGGCACCCACGACTCGATGAAACGAACCACCTCACCGAACAGCGGGTTCTGCAGGTCAAGGTTGTGCGTCTCCTGGGTCTTCCTGGCGGCGCGCTCGTCTTCCGCGTCAAGGAACAGGGGCATCCCGGCGCGGAACAGCTCCACGGCTTCAGCCCACAGCTGGTCGCGGTGCGCGCCGACCCACTCGCGGACCGTCACGGCGCACTTCCGGAGTTCGGGGCGTATCTCGACCACAGGGCTGCGGCGGTTGCCGGTGCCTACGCCACGGAGAAACAGCTCCTCGTTGGTGGTACCCACCACCACGCACTGCCGGGGGCGCACCTCACGCACGCGCCCGTAGGCGGGACGGAACTTGTCGACAAGCCGCGATATAAAGCTCTTCACCGATGCAGCCTCGCTGCGCTTGACTCCTATCAGCTCCCCGATCTCGGCTATCCACACTCCCTGTATCGCTTCCATCCCCTCCTTCCCCTCGATGCTCACCACCGAGTCGGAGAACCACGCGCCCCCCATGATCTCCAGCAGCGACGATTTCCCCGAACCCTCCGGACCCTGCAGGATCACGAAGTAATCGAACTTGCAGCCCGGGCGGAAGATACGCGTCACCGCTCCCCCGAATATCAGTTCGCCGAGACGACGGTTCAGCCTGCTGTCTTCCGCGCCCAGGATGTCGGGAAAGACGCGCTCCAGCCTCCTGACACCGTCCCACTGCAGCCCGTTCAGATAATCGCGCACCGGATGATAGCTCACCGAAGTCACCGCCTTTACGAACGCGTCGGCAATCTTCTCTTTCCCCGTGATGCCGTATTTCGCATCGAACCAGGAGCGCAGGCAGCTGTCGTCGTTGTTGGTCCAGGCGTTCCCCTGCCGTTTCCATGGCAGCTCCCCCTCTACGTCGGTCTCGCCGGTGAACTCGTTGAAGCGCAGCCGCCCTTTGATCTCGGGGTCGTTCATCAGGATGGTCGCCGCCGCCGTGATGGTACTCCGGCAGCTGCCGTCTTTCTGCCACGGCAACGCCCCGTAGACGCGCTGCCACTCTTCGTCCGGATCCCGCTCCTCTGTCCCGATGCCCTCGAAATCCGCCGCCACCCTGCGCTGCCGCTCGGCGGCAAGAAGTCCGGTGACACGCGGATCGCCCATCGCCAGCTCCTCCATGGCGCGTGTGCTGGGCAGCCGCGACATGCGGGTGTCTTTTTCCGCCGACGCGTCGAGATGCCCGAATTTGTGAAGCCTCACCAGGTCCCAGGCGTTGAGCAGCTTGCCGCACACGGGGTCGGTGGCGTGGAACGAGAAGAGGAACCGCCCGCCGTCGAACTCCATGGCGCCGCCGAACGTGGAGCTGCCCACATGCGTGTAACGCCCCCGCGCGGCGCGTGTGTAGACCTCGGGGATAAACGCCGCGATCGCCTCGCCGACGGTGAAGCAGCGGCAGAACGTGCCCACGAGTCCGCGCTTCTCGCGCGGGTCTTCGGCACGCTGCCCCGAATGCAGCAGCGCGGCATAGATGCGCTCCGCCTCCTTGCGGTCGGTCTCCTTGCGTTCCGGCTCTTCGGAAGCGGTGACCGAGAAGAGACGCAGCGCGTCAGCCTCCTCCGGAAGCATGGGCCACGCGCTCTGGTCGCGCCAGTCGGCATAGCTGCCCAGCACCGCGTCGACATCGAGCATCGTCCCGCCGCGCCCCTCTTCGAGCAGCCAGGGCGCGTCCGTGCTCCTCGACGGCCAGAACATGAGGCGCACCGGCTCGAACGTGCTGCGGTCTATTCCGGAGAAGCCTATGCGCTCCGCAACACGGCGCGCCACCGCCCCGTATTCGTCGACAGTCACATCGCGGCTCAGCGGAACCACCAGACGCACCCGCCACGCCTCCTCGCGGTGCTTGTGCGTGGAATGCAGCAGCCAGCGGCAGGGCAACGCCCGGCGCACGTCTTCGACACGCGTGGAGTGGAACTCGTCGTAATCGAGCGTCACCACACTGCGCCGCTCCACGTTGGCGCCCTTGCGGATGCCGCCGCGAAGATAGCCGCCCACGAATCCGCCCACGTCTTTTGTCTGCGTCTGCATCTTCTGACCCATGGCGCGGAACTCGGCGGCGGTCTCCCCGGTGTCAACGCAGTCGGAGAGGCGTGCCCGGAGTTCATCCCATGTCAGCTCCTCGTTGCGCCAGGCGCGCTCGAAGCGGTTTTTCGCCGTGGCTATGCAAAGTTTTCTGTTTTCGTCCATGACTTGTGTTGTTTTTTCTTGTTCCCCCGGAGGGTTCCACCCCTCCGGAGAATGTAGCGTCAAAGATCGTTGAGCGAATCGTCCACGCCGAGATCCATCCCCTCGAAGTCCTTTGCGGCGTTGCCGCCGCTGCCGAGCTTGTCGCCTTTCTCGGTCAGGAGCACGGCGTTCAGTCCGGCGCCGATGCCGTTGGCGGCTCCGGCATAGGGGAAGAAAGTCACCGACACCACGCCGTAGCAGCCCGAGTAGATCTCCTGCGGCGGGATTGGCTCCTGCAGCCTGTTGAGCGTGGGAACGGCGGTCTTGCTGTTCGCCCCGAAATACATGCTGTCCCGGTATGCCTCGTCATCGCGTGTCTCGTCTCCGTCATACCAGGGACCCTCCTTGAGGCGCGGGATCTTGCCGTTCCATTTGCCGGCTTTCCCCATCTGCTTCCCTTCCTCGATAGCCGCCTCGACAGCCGCGATCGTCTCGCGGTCGTCCTTGGGCACGATGCAGCTCACGCAATATCTTTTCTCGATCTGGTCGTTCTTGCTCCAGGGAGCGTCGAGATGAACGAAACTCAGGCGGCACGGTATCACGACCTTGTTGCCGATTCTCTTTGGCTTGATTCTTTTCACATTTGCCATAATTCAAAAATTTTAAAATGTTTGTAGATATTTTTTTTAAAGATCCATCCCGTGGAAGTCGAGCCGCGCGTCCTGCGTCAGCCCGTAGGCGCGGTGCATCGCGCAGTCGGGCTTTGCCCGGCAGAAGCGGCACCACTCCCCCGCATGGCGCGCCCCTTTGCCGATGAACGCCAGACGCGCCAGCGGGTGCAGCTCGTTGTTCGCCCACGCAAGGAGCGTCTCCACGCTCTGCGACCATTCCGAGAGATGCCCCAGACGCGGCTGCACGATGGTCATCCTCACCTCATCGATGGTGTAGCGGTAATCGAACTCGTCGAGCGCGCCCAGCGCGTAGAGCTTCATCTGCGGGTTCTCCACAGCGTCGACCCTCACCCCTTTGCCATACTTGAAGTCGATCACCTCGATTCGCCCGTCGGTGACGATCAGCGCGTCACCGGTGCCGAACCCTTCGGGCACGAAGAACGAGAAGTCGAGCCGGGTCTCTATCAGCAGCCGCGCCCCGTGACATTCGCGCCGCGCCTCCTCGTAGCGTGCGAGCACATGACCGACGAACCTGTCGGTGTGACCCTCCATCTCCTCGCTGTAATAATCCCGCAGTTCTTCGATCTCGATGTCCTCCTCCCTGTGCGGGAGTCCCAGGGCGCGTTTCAGCTTGCGGGCGCAGATGGCGTGCGCCAGACTCCCCTCCTCGGCGTATGCGCTCGTTGTCTCCGGATAGGCGCTCTCGGCAACCGCCGAGGGTGTGCACTCCAGCCACCGGTGTGACGATGAAGCCGAGAGCAGCGCGTGTTTCTTTCCTGTCGCCTGCGTTCCCATCAGAAAGGCATTATCTGGATATCGCCGTCGTCACCGACAGTGATGTTCATGATTTCCGAAATGAACTCCTCGCGTTTAGACTGCGGCAGCAGCGTGGGCTTCACCGCGCCGAGCTGCGCGGCGATGCTTTTGAAAGCGGCGGTGATCTGCCGCTGTCTCTTCTTGGCGTCGGCATCGGAGTCCACGCGGGTCTCCCAGTCATCGCCTATCAGGGCGCGGAAACGCGCGTCCATGTGTGCGCGCAGATTCTCGTCCGAGCATTTTGCGGGCTGCCGCTCCTCCGCCTCTGCGCGCGTCTGGGGCTTCTCCGGCGCCGTCTCGCGGTCGAAAGGCATTTCGGCGGACTCATCCACCGTCTGTGGTTTTTGAACGCTCTGAGGGGCTTCTTTTGCCGTCACGGGGGTCTCCTGTGTCCGGGGGGATCCCGCGGGACGCCCGGCTATGTCGAGCAACACGCGCTCCATGCGGTCGCTGATGTCGAGAACGATGTTCAGTCTGATTTCCATAATCTTCTGTTTTTAGCGGTTTATAATTTTCATTCCATACGTCCGGTCACGACATAGGTCACAGCCTTGCTGCGGATTTTTGCGTCTGTAAGCACTTTGTTCTCCGTCAGCCATGCTTCAAGTTCTGACTTCCTGAAGTAGAGTTTCCCGTTCTTCTTGTAATGCGGGATTCTCTTTTCACTCGTGAGGGTATATAATCCTTTGACCTTGTACCCTGTCAGCAGCGCGGCTTCCTCGATGCCGATAATCTCCTTTGTTCCGAGCAGCATCGCCGCCTCGATTCTGTCGAGCCTTTTTTCGAGATAGCTCCTGATCTCTTTGATTTCTTCAATCATAATAATCCTCCTTTCTTTGGTTTTTGTCGTTGTTTTCCGGTGTGTCGGGCAGCCATCGGCGGCGTTGCGCCATCCGTGCGGCGGCAAGACACGCCACCAGCGCGGCTGCAGCCGCCGTCTTCTGCGCGATGAATTCCGTGTCGGAGACCTCCGCGCCGGGGTCCGAGGCAATCCAGACCACTGCGGCGAAGCCCCAGAGGCACAGAAGAGCGAGCAACGCCCGCTTTGCGATGGCGGTTCTCATGGCTGCTCCTCCTTCTCCCTGCGGATCACTGTCGCCGCACCTGTGTCGCGGCGGTAATGCACACTGAAGCGGCATCCCTCGATGTCTGACATCTTCGATGCCTGGGCGCGGAGCGTGTCGAGTTCCAGCGGTGTCTTTATTATCACTTTTACCTCCGCGCCTTCCCTGATCCGGCGGAAGTCCGCACGGGTCAGGCGGCGCAGCCATGTCCCTCTGCTCATGTCTTCATGAGCCGTCTGCATAACTGTTTTCGTTTTCATCTTTCTACGTTTTGTTGTGAATGGTTTCGTTCTGGTGACCGCGTCTCCGGTCAGGGAGGCGCGGCCGGTGCCCGCCGGTGCTGTTTGCAATCCTGAGAAAAAAAAGTGAAGTTGAAAAACGGCGGGCGATTAAATGGAACTTAGATTAAAACCTGTTTCGCGGCTCTCTTGCCGCCGGTGTCCTCACGGATTGGCCGAAAGTCTTTTTATTATCTCGTTCTCGCGTTCCGACAGCTCCCACACCGTTGACTTCCGCGCCGCCAGCCGTTCAGCCGCCAGACGCTCAGCCGCCAGACGGTCGGAAAGCAGGAACCCGTTGCCGAAAATGCTTTTCTTTGCCGCGCGCTGGCTGTCGAGTTCCCGGATATACTCGCACTCCCGCGCCGGAATGTCGAGTATTATATCGCGTTCGGCGATCTTGTTAAGCAGCGCGCTGCTTATGACATGCGACGGATAGACATAGCGCGGCTGTTCTTTTTTCGTCATGCCCTTCATCCTGTCGGTTGCCTCCTTGACTCTCCTGAAGAGGTCTCCGCGCACGGTGACGCGCAGTTCACCGGGCATCCGGTTCGTGATGAAGCTTGTGCGGACTTCCGCGCCGTTGTCATAGACGATCTTTGCGGCGGCGACTATGAAGGTCACGTTGTCCTCGTTCTTTCCCAATCTTGAGAAAAGGGTCAGCGACGGGGCAAACAGGAAATAACCGATGTTGTGCTCGGCATAAAAATCGCGGATCTCCGCGAGAATCGAGAACGGGGGATTGTCCAGCACAAAGCAGTCGCCGCTGTAGTCGAAATTCCGGTAATCCCCGCCGGGACAGAACGGACGCACCACGCGCTTCCCTTCAAGCGGAATCACGTTCTCGTCAACCCAGTCGCGTATTACATCGTACACGTATTGCGGCGTGTAGCAGTCGTCGGTGGTAAGCTTGGGCTTGAACTTGTCGACAAAGCCGTCGTAATCCTCAAAAACCTCCTTGCGGGTTTTCTTTGTCTGGATCTCCTCCATTTCACCGAAGATGTTATACTGTACAATCTTTGTTCCCATGATGTCCTATATTCTTTTAGTTTGTTTTAGATGACGCGCCAACACCTGCGGCGGAGATTGCGCCGGGCACGAATATGTTTTTGTAAATGTGGATGGTTTCCTCTTCGTCTTTTTTTTTCGGCGGGGAACTCAAAGAGTCCGCTTTTAAAGCCTTTGGAGAAATCGCTTTTTTCATCAATCGAATAAGACGCCTCGCAATGAGATTTCACATCCTCAAGGATGTGCAGACACGTTCTTACAATCACGACGGCCACCGTGTTGCCGTTGTCTTGATTTTTCATTACATTTGCCATTGATTCATTAATTAATTGATTCATTCATTAATTCAGTTGCAAAGTTATATCATTTTATATCATTTTGCAAGAATAAAAGATATATTTTGATATACAAAGGCTTATTTGTAATGATTTTAAATTATAAAAGTATGGATAATACTATAAATGAAAGACTTAGTGATTTTTTAATAAATAAAAATATTTCACAGCAGGAAATCGCCATTAGCTTGGGAACCTCTCAGCCCAATGTAAGTGCAATGTGCAAAGGATATAGAACTATATCAAAAAAGACTGTTGTAAAGCTATCTAATATATTCCCAGATTTAAACGTGGATTGGCTACTGACCGGCGCGGGTTCGATGCTTCGGGGCAGCGGAGAACCAAAAGCGACAGAGGGCGAGGATGCGGCATTGCGCGAGGAAGTGGTGATGCTGCGCGAAAGGGTCAGGAATCTCCAGAAGCTTATCGACGAGAAGGAACGCACCATCCGCATACTGAGCCGCCGCGCCTCTTTTGACTCCGCCAGCCGCCTTGACGAGATGGCATGACCCGACCGATGCCGCGCCGCGATGGCGCGCGCGTCCGACCGACCACACACACCGGCAGCCATCACCGCCAACAGTGCAACACATAAACCACTAATGAGACAGAGCTGAAAAAATCACGTTTACACCTTTTTTCTGATGTAAAAATTTGGATATAATAAAAATTTTATATAACTTTGTATCAGAAAAATAAGAGAGGAGGTGTAAATGAAATGACAGAAAAAAAAAGGTTGGTTTCCATGATATTTCGAAAACTGGATATTATTGAAACACAGGAAAACCAACCTACAGTGAACCTCATCAGAGGATTGCTAAGAGAATTATCAAACATCGATTAACAAAAAGCCCCCGGAGAAGTCCGGGGGCAAAATTAACAAAATTATCATGAATTACCTAAAGAAAAATATACTAAATCCTCAGAGTTACGAGGAAAACCGCGAGAAGTGTGTAAATTACCGTCTGGGCGCGATCAGCACCGCTTTCGATGAGCTTGACGGCATCCTGAACGATTCGGCACTGGTCCGCGACTACATGGAATGCGCCGAACCGGATTTCAACGCAAAGAAAGAGGCTACACAGCTGCTGCGTGCCGCCGATGCATTCAAGCCCGAAGAGGCGCGCCGTCTCGCGGGCGCGTTCCGCGACATCGCCCGCCGCCTGAGCGGTCTTGCCGGAGAGATAGAAGCAGCTGCCGATATAGACTGATAAAAACAAGAGCATGGAGACAAGAAATGAAAAACATGACGATGGCTCATGGATGATAACGGAACCGCACTTTGTTTCAGAGGGCGAGCAGGCACGCCGGGAGCTTATGAGTCACCGTTCCGGCGCGATCACAAACGCCTTCGATGAACTTAACGGCATCATCAACAAATCCGCGTTGACGCGTGATTATTTCCAGAAGTCGCAGGCATGGTTCTCGCAGAGGCTTCACAACTCCCACGTCTGCCGTTCCGATGTGTCGTTCAAGCCCGAAGAGGCGCGCCGTCTCGCTGGCGCGTTCCGCGACATCGCCCGCCGCCTGAGCGGTCTCGCCACAGAGATAGAAGCAGTAGCCGATATAGACTGACATGCAATGTTAATGTTTGTTAATTAATTCATTCATTGGTTAATTAATTTTGTTATTACAAATAATAGCATTATTTTTGTGCAACAAGCTTTAAGAATATGAAATATAAGGAACTGCACAGAATATTGAAAAAAGGCGGATGTATTCAGTTACCCAAACAGACTGCTGGGCATCCTACCTGGTACAGTCCTACAACCGGAATGGAGTTCACCACATCAAACCATGGAACAAAAGAAGTGGCACGCGGAACGCTCAACAGCATACGAAAGATGTCCGGACTCGATTTTTAATCATTCTTTAAAAGCAACGCATAAAAACAAATACGCAGATGAAAAAGGTAAAGGTATATATCGAACGCTCAGAAGACGGCTGTTTCTACGCTTATGCGGCAAATCCCATGATTCTTCCCTACGGACTCACAGGGGAAGGCGATTCAGTCGAACAGGCAAAAACAGACTGGCTAAATGTCTACGAGGCTACGCGAGCGCGTTATGAGGAAGAGGGGAAAACATTCACGGAGGCGGAGTTTACATTCTGCTATGATGTGCCATCGTTTTTGCGATATTATGCCGGCAAATTGACATTCGCCGGGTTGTCGAGGATAACGGGAATATCTGCCGCACAGCTGTCTCAGTATGCGAACGGCTACCGCAATCCCTCCCCGAAGACAACAGAGAAAATCCAGAACAGTCTCCACGCTTTCGGGGATGAGGTTCGGGCAATCACTCTTATCTGAAAACTTTTATTTACTTTTTTAAATCCACCGACAAGGCGCGGTCTCCGTAACGGAGCCGCGCCTTTCACTTTGCGCCGGACGGATCACGTTCCGGGCAGCAGCGGCGGGATGAGCATCGCCGCCTCCTGCTTCTTCTTGTCCATCATTTTCGCGTAGATCTGGGTCGTGTGGATTTCCTTGTGTCCGAGAAGCTTCTGGACCGTGTAGATGTCCGCTCCGAGATCAAGCATCATCACGGCGAAGGTGTGCCGCCCGCTGTGAAAGGTGATGTCTTTCGTTATCCCGGCACGGACCGCCCACCGCTTCAGCTCCATCAGGTAATATGAAGAATAGGAGAAGCAGGGAAACACCCTGTCTTCCGGTTTGCCGCGTTCCCCCATGAAGGCGACCGCCTGAGGGTTGATATCGATGTATTCCTGCCCGCCGGTCTTCTTCTGCCTGAAGACGATCCGCGTGAACTCCCCCTGCTGCCGGACCTCGCTCCATGTCATCTTCTGGATGTCGCTTTTGCGCAGTCCCGTGAGGCAGGAGAAGAGGAAAGCGTTGCGGAGCGCCGGGTACTTGCATTCCGCCCTGACCATCGCACGCACCTCGTCGAGCGTGAGGTAGACCCGCTCCCGCTCCTCCGGCTTGAAGCCCACGATGCCACGCAGAGGATTCCGGGGGATGATGCCGTCTTCAAATGCCTGGTTTATGCAAGCCCGGAATTTGTTGAAGTATGACATCTTGCTGCCGTTCGACAGCGTTTTGTGGACTTCCGTGGTGCGGGCTTTCTTCCTCTTGTCCTGCACACGCGCGGTCTTGTCGAGGTAATCCCTGAAGCCCCGCACGAACGCGGGGGTCACATCGCGGAAGGTCATGTCGGGGCGGCAGTATCTCTCAAGATGCCTGAGCGCGCCGCGCCAGTTGCCCCAGTTCCCCCGGCTGGCGGGGTTCTGCCCCCGCTTCTCGCACATCATGCGGCAATAGTCGAGGAAGTTTGTATCGAGCTTATATCCGTCATCGAAGCCGAAGCGTCCGTTCTGAAACTCGACCACTCTCTGAGCCCGGACAGCGTCCGCGAGTCTGAGGGTATCCTTGTTCTTCTCCTTGTCGGCTCGTGTCTTCTCCGGCACGAGGTAAAGGTTAAGGTATTCGTAGCTCCGCTTGCCATTATGGTAAATATCGAGATACAGCGAAGTGTTTCCGGTCTTGAGGATGCGCTTGCGCAGCCGTATTGGCTCTTTAGATTTATCCATATTCTCGCGATTGTTTTTTTGTTGCTCGTGTTGTTCATTTTTCCTTTGAGCAACAAAATAACAACAAATAATACGGAAATACAAATATAACCTACCGAAAAAGCATTTTTTCTCTATCTACCCTATTACGTTGATTCTCTTTTACTTTTTTCGTTTCGTTTTGGGATTATTTCCGATTCTTTTCTTTGTTGCTCTTCGCGCTTTACTTTCCAATGCAAAAAGTGTAAAAAACATAAAAATATCCTTTTCATAAAAATAAACTTTTAGAACTTTAAAAAGACTTAGAGTGTGTTTACTTTTAACTTAGGTTGGCATAAAGATGGATTTCTGAGGGATTTCAGCGAGTTGAGAAAGGAGCAATTTCCACATTGCGACTGCCTAAACTTGGCTGAAAGCACCAAAAAGACACTTTATGATGACTTAAAGAATTTCAAGAAACGTATTTAGCTTTAATTCGTGTTAAAAGTAAACACACTCTTAATATCCTTGTATGATACTCTTGCAGGATTAAGAGCTTGTATAAAAATAAACGTGAAATTTGGGGCGGCTCACTTCGGGATAAAATCCATTTAAGGCAAAGGAGCATAGCGGGCTTCACCTCAAGAAGAAACCTGCTCCAAGCCTACGTCCCCAAATTCACTTTTATTTTTATACAAGCTCTAAATAACTATCGTTTAATCAACTGAACAAATAATGCTTGCAGTTGTTGTAACAATAAAAACGGTTCCTTATGGAAAACACTATGTTTAAAATCCCTTATGGGTTATATATGATCACGGCTAACACAGATGGTCGCGACAATGGATGCATTTCAAATACACTGGGACAGGTTACCGTAACTCCCAATCAGGTATCTCTATGTATAAGCAAAGAGAATCTCACATGCGAGATGATTCAGAAGTCAGGAGTCTTCACGGCTTCAATAATAAGTGAAAAAGCAAGTTTCTCTCTTATCAGACGTTTCGGTTTTCAGACAGGCCGACAAGTAGACAAATTCAAAGATTTCACACCATGCAGGCGTGTTGCCAACGGTACACTTGCCATAACAGAGGGCACCAACGCATATATCAGTGTCAAGGTCAGCAATACCGTCGATCTCGGCACACATATGATGTTTATCGGTGAAGTGACTGAGATGGAGACTCTGTCAGACGTTCCTTCAGCAACATATTCCTACTATCAGGAATACATCAAGCCCAAGCCCCAGCCTTCGTCCGCATCAAGAAACGGACATACCGTGTGGCGTTGCAAGATATGCGGATTCGAATATGAAGGAGATGAACTTCCCGCAGACTTCATATGCCCTGTCTGCAAACATCCGGCATCCGATTTTGAGAGGGTCGAGATTACAGATAACGTCTCCGATCATCCGGACAACCAATATTCGGGTACTAAGACAGAAAAAAATCTTCAAGAAGCTTTTGCCGGAGAGAGCATGGCTCGAAGCAAATATACATATTTCGCTTCAGTCGCTAAGAAAAACGGCTACGAACAGATTGCAGCCCTGTTCCTTAAGACCGCCGACAATGAAAAAGAGCACGCTGAATTATGGTGTAAGGCTTTGGGAGGCGTAAGCAGTGACACGGCTGTTAATCTGCTTCATGCCGCAGACGGAGAGAATTACGAATGGACAGACATGTATGACCGCTTCGCCAAAGAGGCCGATGAAGAAGGTTTCCACAACCTTGCCGAACAATTCCGGGGAGTGGCAGCCATCGAGAAACATCATGAAGAACGCTACAGGGCACTACTCCGTAACGTGGAAGCACATGAGGTGTTCCGGAAAAGTGGTGTCACCGTCTGGGAATGTCGCAACTGCGGACACATTTGCATCGGTACCGAAGCACCGGATGTCTGCCCGGTATGCTTCCACTCACAAAGCTACTTTGAGGTATGTGCTGAAAACTACTGACCGGAAAGGAAGATGCGCCGCTTCAAACAGAAATTGCCTGAAAGCGAGACAAATAGAATCCTCCGGGAAGGAAGATACGCGGTAATTGCCTTGGATGGAGATGAATATTATCCATATGCGGTACCCGTCAACAATGTCTACGATGGAGAGACAATATAGACAATGTAAGTGGCAAGGAGGCAATCGAGCTCTCGAGACAACGCCAGCCCGAGAAATAAGAAGTTGTTTGGAAATACTCATAACTTTCGCTCTATCTCAGACTTTTGAGAATGATTGTGTTAGCTTTGTCTACGACTGAGGTATCCAGGCTGGCAAGATATATCCGTGTGGTCGTTTCAGAATCATGACCCATGCCTTCGCTGATTACCGGCAACGGTATACCCTTGGCTTTGGCAGCGGATGCCCAGCTGTGACGAGCCACATAGAGTGTCAAGGGCATAGCAACACCTACCATTCCCGCGATGATCTTGAGGCTATGGTTGATGTTATATGCGGCATTGCGATAGCAGCTTCGCTCGTTTACCTTGGATTTTCGTATTACGGGTAACAGATATCCGCATGGATTATCCGGATACCTGTTGAGTATTGTCTGCATTTCTACAGTCCATTTTATTATAAGTTGTTGCCCGGTTTTGCGACGTCGGTATATGATGTAACCGTTTTTAAGATCTGACTTTTTGAGAAACGCCATGTCAACGAAACTCATTCCTCTTAAATAGAAACTCATCAGGAACATATCACGGGCATAATTGAGTGTCGGCTTCAAGGATAAATCCAGTGACTTGATTTTCTTGACAACAGAAAGAGGCAATGCCCGTTTGACAGTCTTGTCTATTCCTGTATAGACTCTGCGGAAGGGATTGCAGTCCTCAATAATGCTGTCTTCCACAGCACGGTTATATACTGCCCTGAGTATACGCATATAAAAAGATATGGTATTAGGCACAACCCCTCTGCTTTTATGCCACGCCTCGTACGATTCAATTATTCCGGGAGTCAGGGAATCAAGCAATATGTCTTTGCCTTGCCGGAATTTTCTAAAACTGTTGAGCGCGGATCTGTAGGTTTCGGATGTGCGGTTCTTCTTGCTATGTCTCAAACCTGCTATTACGTTCTCCATATAGTTGAAGAGCGTGTATTCCCTGACATATCGTCTGAACTCTTCTATCAGATCATCTACTGTGTAAGTGAGTACACTTGCATCGAGTCTGCTGCCGATTTTTGTCAGTCGCTCCACATCCTTCCGAATACACTCACGGATTGTCTGTATCAACGGTGCGCGTTTTCTTTCAGCTTTTGCCGTTACCATTGATCGTGAGTTATCCCACTCCATCGGTAATACTTTGTATCCGGAAAAAAGTTGTCTCACTTTTCTTTCGTGGATAATCTGATAATAGATTGCACCCTCTCGGTCTTTAGCCGACGGGGATCTGAACTTTACTTTTATAGAAATCATTTATTCTGGAGGTTTTGATTCGCCCAAATATAAGGCAACTCATCATCACTCCATCATCATTCCGGCTTTTGTTTTATCTTATCGGCAGATTCATTTATCCTCTTATACGAGTAAATATATTTCCAGTTTTCGGGAGGTTGCGGGAAATCCGATGACTTGAAGAACTCCCCTGCTTGCGACTGATATTTCTCTGCCTCATAAAAATGACACATGCCGATGCCGCAGTCAAGCACCGAGACCGAACTTTTAGGTTTATAATAAAAGTGCACCAAGTTGCCCGAAACAAATGCTCTCCATGGTTGCGAATTTGTTGATGACGGAGCAAGACGCATCATCTCAAGTAAAGTACTTGCCGCCGGCGGCGATGGCAAAATCTCGCGCCTTACCGAGCAATCAGTGGGGCTTTACATTGTATATCTGCACGATTTTGAGTAATTTTGTGTCATGACAAAAAAAGAATTTGAAAAAGGTATTAACAGCTATCGCAAGATAGTTGGGAATAATTTCGGCTATAAGAAAAGTGGGTACGTTAGCTATAAAATAGTCAACGGCTACTTTTTCTATATACTCCATCTTGTTGATACAAGCGTAGATTTGAAAGTTAAGCCTTTCTATGCAGATGATTTGTGGTGGGATATTTTCCAAATGCCGGAAAATAAAAAACCATTAAGTTTACGCGGAAATGGAGCGTTTGCTTTGTCAGGTGAACTTATAGGAGAATACCCGACATTTGTGGAGAATTGGAAAAATTATGAAGAGCAAGACTTTGAGAAGATTTGGACATCGGTTTTTAATAAAATCGAGGAAGAAATAGCAAATTTCATTTCTCAAAATCCATCGGCAGACCGATATATGCCCCAGGCTACGAATATGCGAGGTGATGTTTCATTAACTTATCTTATAGCCCTACTGCATAATCATAAAGAGCACAAAGTTGTAGAGCTTATTCAAGAAGCTCAAAATAATAATAGACGTAGCGGAATGTCTAAATGGATTGGAGATAAGGAAATAGATGGCTATTCGTTTGTTTTGAAGTATGCAAATTCAATGCTTTAATTCTTCAGACCGCCATCAAATACTACGCCTCCGTGATGAATCTGAAAGAGTTCTTTGCCGACAACCTCGGCCGCTCCTGCTGCGGCATCGTCGCCAACGCCCTCAACGACCGCTCATTTCGCCAGTCGCTCGTTCGTTAAAATGTATTTACGCTTAATCCCTTATTTTAATTGTACTTTCAAATAACATTCTCCAATTTTTTCGTAGTCATAGGAAAGGATATATAATGTGTTGTCTGCCCCCAAAAACATACCTTTTCCATCGTCCTGCATAAGTAGATACTCTCCGTTAAATCTGCTATCGCTAAAACTTGCAAACTCATAAAGATACTCGCCTTCCCATTGGCAGAAATGTAAATCCAACCTCCAATCGCAGTCAAACTTGATTTGGGAAACATATACGGTTTTTATTGGCAGATACAGGCGTAGATTAAGTATCTCCTATCCGTTCTCCGTTCATACCATTGTACCACCAAACCGTAGCATCAAAATTGGTAGGCAAAAGGAATCCATATACATTCCAATCGGGTATAAACCTCATCTGCTCCAGATTGAAACCAAAATCCTCCCCTATTTCTTCTAATATTTCAGTTTGGCGTGGATACGCAAATGTAGATAACGATAAGAATGCACTAACAAAATTCAATAGCAACATACTACCGGTACTCTTTTTTGATAAGTTTAATGAACTCGGATTGATTTATAAAACGTATTTTGTTAACCTTTAATGCGGTATGCTAATTAAAGCATCCATTTATATTTGAATCAAGTTAGGAACTGACAGATTTGAGTAATTTATGTTCATAATTGCTCCATTGGAGAATGTGATGCCGTTTTGTTCCAAGATTCCGTGTTGGGCGTGGATATGACCGAAGAGATTGGCTTTAAGATGAAGGTCGGATAACTTCATCAATATCTCTTCAGATCCATAGTTGATATTATCATCAAAGTCAAGTATGCCGTATGCCGGAGAATGAGTTATCAAAACGTCAGTATTACTGGGGATTTTAGCATAGTTCCGGCTCTGACGTTCGGTTATGCAATCTTCCAGAAACATCGGAACACCATAAAACTTGACACCATCAATCTCAATTCCTGAGTTGGAGAGTTGATGCACGTTGTCAGGTAGTCCGTCAATGTTGGCTCCATAGAGGCAATCGTCATGGTTGCCACAGATAAATATCTTGTGTTTATATGGCAGGTCACAAAACCAGTTGAGGAAATCAAGGGCTTCCTTTTCTGTCCCTACCATGCAGAAGTCACCGGAATGTACTACCACATCGGCCTCGGGTAAATCCCGGAGCCGATGGTGGCAATTGTGAGTGTCGGAAAGATGTAGTATTTTCATGTTCTTAGAGTTTTATTTCGCGATACGGAAAGATTTGATGCATTTATAGTATTGAAAATTTAGTGAATTTCAGAGAGTTTACAAAGTAGCTTGTTGTAATTCTTTGTTCCGAGGATTGATTTTAGCTCGTATTCGGTAATGAAGTCACCTGTATCTCCAGCACATGTATCCCACCTTGATGTGATTGAAACGATTTTATTTTCAGGACTGACTTCAACAGCAATTAGAGAATAACCGAATCGGTTACGGGGCTATTAAGTTCAGGAAACAATGCGAGATAGTTGTCCACCTCGCTCTCTGATCCAAGCTCGGCAAACCACCAGGTTATTCCTTTTGTATTGTTCTTCCATAATCACGATGCAAAGTTAATAATGTGGTGTCCCATTTTTCGAGACACCACAAAAAAATTAATATAAATCTATGCTGTACCGCAAAATGCGCCACCCTTGGTGTAATTTTGCGCTCATGAAAAAATGTCGCGATAAAATCTTAGTGCGCAAAATGATTGCGCAACGGTATTCTAACTTTGCACCGGAATGTTAAAAACATCAGAATATGAAGACAAATGGAGATTCGCGTATGGGATTGAAGCGCATGTCGGCTGAAAGCCGGTGCGCGGTGGCGAAGCCATCAATACCCACCGCAATAGAAGGTCATGACGTAAAGATATTTACGGACAATATCGAGGAGAATGCCTTGGAACAAATCAAGGAATTGCTTTCGATTGACGTGTTTTCCGACAAGAAGATACGCATCATGCCTGACGTTCACGCCGGGGCTGGTTGCGTCATTGGGTTCACAGGTGACCTCGGTGATAAGGTCATTCCTAATATAGTGGGCGTTGACATCGGCTGCGGTATGCGAATCCTCAATCTCGGCAAACTTTCTGAGATTGACTATCATGCATTCCATGAGCATATCCGGGGCAATGTGCCTTCGGGTATGATTGTGCGCGAAGAAAGGTTTGGTTTCAAGCCGCTTGTCGGTGAGGAAATGGAAATATACCGTGAGGCAAAGCAACTTGTGACCGAACTTCACTGCTACCGTGAGATAAAAGACTCCGGTCGTATCAACAAGGCAATCGGCTCTCTCGGCGGCGGCAATCACTTCATCGAACTTGACAAGGACGATGAAGATAATGTTTACCTTGTGATACATACCGGTTCGCGTAACCTCGGCAAGCAGGTAGCCGACATCTATCAGGCAAAAGCCGTAAAGCATCTTACCGATGGTGCCGACGAGTTTGAAGAAACAATAAAACGCACCATTGAGGAATATAAAGCAGCCGGACGTCGTTCAGAATTGCAGAGCGTCATTAAGAGGATGCGCAAGGAACATCAGGATGCAGAGCCGAGTCTACCGGCGGCACTCTGCTACGTCGAGGGCGAGGCTCGCGAGCATTATCTCCACGATATGCGTCTCTGCCAGCGATGGGCTGTGCTCAACCGTAAGCTTGTATCGCTATTGCTTATGCGGTTCTTCCCCGGCGTGGAGGTAACGGAGGAATTTGAATCCGTCCACAATTATATCAGCGATGAGAACATCATCCGCAAAGGCTCAATCTCCGCCGCCAAGGGTGAGCGTTGCATTATTCCTCTGAATATGCGCGACGGTTCATTGCTTTGCACCGGCAAGGGCAATCCGGACTGGAACTGTTCGGCACCTCACGGAGCCGGACGAGTATTGAGCCGTACTCTGGCCTACGAAAAAATAACGATGGAGGACTTTGAGGCATCCATGCAGGGTATTTATTCGGAGTCGGTCAACGACTTCACTCGTGACGAGTCGCCGATGGTCTATAAACCGGCTGAGGAAATCATTGCCAACATCGGCGACACTGTCAACATCGACACTATCATCCGTCCAATCTTTAATTTCAAAGCATCAAAATAGTATGTCAGAAAACCTTCGTGAGAAACTTGATAAAATTTGGTCAGATGAACAGCGCAAGGCATTTAGAGATGCGATGGCAGAAGAACTGGAGAAACGATTGGAGATTATGCGTAAGCGTCAAGCATACTTTTCAGCTGTTGCAGAAGAATATGAGTCATTTGATGAATTCATCCGAACTCAGAAAGATTGGTTTGAAATATTTGGAATCGAACTATCAAAGGATAATGAGTCATATCTCTCACTCCGCATACAACTTGATTATTACGATTATGAGACATATCATATTGTTAACGGAGATAATGGATATCTCACCGTCAGTGATATAATATGGTGGCAAGATTTATATTGCGCCAATAGTCTTATGAATATTCAAACCGAAGAGAGCGCGGATGAAGAGGATATTCCCGGATGTTATTGAAGTATATAAACAATTCGGTAGTTCTAATCATCTTGACGAGTTTCTGGAAGATAAGATTTATCAGGAGTACGTAAACAGGCTTCTTTTTTTGAATATTGTGAATGTTTTTCAGGTTGTCACCGAATCTGATACAGCCTTCTTATAACTTTGTCCATGAATTAAACACAGAAGTTATGAAATATCAAGAATACTTTAAGCAATCGGATTTCGCAGAGGTATGGAAAACCTTACACGATACCTATCAAGAGCTGGAAGAGACTCGTCCTCTTTATCAAGCCGTATATCAGGATGTGTGCGAAATGGAAGAAGACAGTTCCCATTCCAATAAAAAGATTTATGTATTGCTCGGCTCAAACGGCAACGTGTATATCAAGGGGGCACCTGATCCTCAGGAGTGGCTTGTCAGCAGAGAGGTTGAGATTGAGTGCCGCTATAAAGATATGAAGGAAAGAGATATTGATGAAATGGTTGGTCATCTCTTGTACTGGTCAACTCTCTACGGTATCAAGACTCAGAAAATGCAAGAAGAAGGCTTTTCAAAATGGCTTGAATATATCTCAAGAGGTCCATTCTATACACTCCCGAATAACGATTTTAACAGGGTTGCCAAGAGTATTATGGTTAAATATATTTTCCTTGACTTTGACGGAGTTCTCAACACGAAGCAATATCAGGCTCAGCTTGCCATAGAAGGCAAAACCACAAAAGATGAGTATGGCCCGTTATTTTGCCCGAAGGCAGTCGCTCGACTCTCCGAAGTTATTGAAGCCACCAATGCTGAAATTTTCGTCATTTCTTCTTGGGGTGATGTTCTTGGCGAGGATAAGATAATCGAAATGTGGGAGAAGCGAGGATTGCCCGGAAAAGTGCATGCCGTGTTCGTTCCGGATGAGAAATGCGATTCAAAAGCCAATTGGATAAAAAGATGCATTGACGGACAAATCTTTCTTCCTTACATCATACTTGAGGATGAACCGATATTCATGCCTGAACAGGACGAGGGCTTCATAAAGGTTAATCCTGTAACCGGCATCAGCAAAGAAGATGCGGAAATTTCCATTGATATTCTGAATAGGTTTGATAATCTACCTACTTCCGCTTTCAAAGATATCGCGTATGAGAAAGAATCGGACCGCGTAGGTAGGATAAATACCGAAAGTTGCGATCGCAAAAAACTTAGGTATTGGAGAAGTACGATTATCGGAGATGAAGCATACGACTGGTCGTGGAACTTCACAATTCTACGTAAGAAACTAGAATATAATATAGGTTATTATCGTTTCACTCAACGCTATGTCGGTTGGGAAAAGGACGTTGAGCGTATGGAACTTGCATGTCGGCTTATGAATATAGCGACCGGGGACGATTACACTTACGAAACAGATATTTATGTTAATACGCGAAATAGCTCAAGATTCGGGATTGAACCTTCTGAGTTTGAAGATGGTAAAGAATTTAAGGATCTTCATAAAAGCGACTTACGCAAGGAAAAAGCTTATCAATTAGTGTGGACTATACTTCGACAGGATATGAAACGTTGGTGGGATTAAAAATACATACACTATGAATACTGAGAATATATATTTACCGGCATCATTCAGAGTGATTGGTGTTGGAATAGGAGTAGAAGAAGTTATCGAGAAGGTCAAGTCTATGGAGTTAGATGGTGTTTCTGCTGAAATTGCTGACCATTCCTATGATTGCACACCCAATGATGAAGATACACTTGCAATAATCGTCTTTACAGACTTGGAAAATGAGGCAAATAGAATAGCCAATACATTCCACGATGCAGGGGTTCTAACCATCGGCTTTTCTGAAGATGCAAATACTTCGTGTTACGACAGTGTAATGCTGTGTGATTCGCGCAAGGAATATCCGGAAATAATAAAGGATCTGCTGCAAACCATTGTAACTCCATGTCTGATATCATTCGACTTAGAAGACTTGAGGACCATACTCCGAGATTCTAAATATTTTACAGTAAGATCAACATCAGGTAATGATGTTAAAGAAGCCACTGAAAAGTTGGGAGCTATCTTTAGCGAATTGGAACTAAAATATGTTGAGTATCTTTCCATACATCTATACTTTAATCCAAATCGTTCAACTCCATTGGCGATGAGTGAAATGGCAAGCCTTCAGCAACTGATGTCAAAACTTCCGGAAACAGCCAACGTACTTTGGTCGGTTAACCATGACGAGAATCTAAATAGCGACGAGATAAGATTATCTACTATATTGGCAGGACAGGAGATCTGGAGATGTCAAGGAATCTAGTACAGCTGCAATTCAAATTGTTGCGCTTTGCCATACTCCCGGGCATCCTTGGAGGGGTAGCCTGTTTCATCGGACCGTCACATTCCGCTTCAATCAAGGCTTTGATAGGCGTAGTCATTGGTTGTGACATTCAACATCGCTTTAGGGCTCAAGCTATTAAGGATGTCATCAAAGCCAATGATGAGCTTTTAGACCACCTCTTTGAGGATGACGATTAAAACTATCACAACCTGTATCTAAATCTGCGACATGATGAGGCTGTTTTGCAACGAGCATAAATGACCCCGTTTATAATATTCTGACCTCCATCTCACGAAAAAAATAAGTAAATTTGCATACTGAGCACAATTAAAAACAGAGTTACATTATGACAGAAAATGAAATCGAAATAAACAAAGCGTTCATAAAGAAGGGCATTGATATGTCCCTGATTGGTGCTGAGAATCTGGATACGGGTTTTATATCCGACCAAATTTGTAATCAGCTTGATAATCAAGAATTGATTGAAATAGCAACGGCATTGAGATCAATTACCCAAACTATCGCAAAATTATTAGAGGAACGTAATGCTATACCCAATCAGGTGCAGTCCGGACTGATTTTCCAATATTTCTTTGATAGGGCTGTTGAGATATTTTACAAGCAGTATCATGGCATTGAAACGGACTCTGTGTCATTCAATATTCAGGAGGTTTTCGACTATTATGAGCCTGACCTTCCTTACAATATTCAGCAAATCCTGACCAATCGTGTTGGGAACATAGCTGCGTTAACGTCTAAACTTTGGGGATTCATGGAAAGTACCGGAGTATTTGATACACCGTTCAATGTATGGTTTTCAAACTTCTTGACAATAGCAACTACCATTGGACTCAAATTTGCCCGGGAGATAGATTTTGATGATGAGAGCGAATTAAACGCTTTTCTCAATATAGACTGATTTTTTTATGTCGGTTGAATTTATCTCTGGCAAAGATCATTATGATAAGGTTGTGGCAAGAGTGGCTTCCGTGAGGAAGTCGCTCTGGATTGGTACAGCCGACATTAAAGACCTTCACGTTAAAGCCGGCAATTCATCGGAACCGTTCCTTGCTGTACTCGCAAAACTTATCAAACGTGGCGTAGAGGTCAGGCTTATTCATGCAAAAGAACCGAGTCCGGCTTTCCGTGAGGATTTTGACCGATACCCGATTCTAAAAACCGGACTGGAGCGGATGCTATGCCCGCGAGTCCATTTCAAGATGCTTATATTCGATTTCGAGTCCGCCTATATAGGCTCAGCCAATCTGACCGGTGCTGGTATAGGCATGAAAAGCAGTAACCGACGCAACTTTGAGGCCGGAATACTTACCGACGAGGCACATCTGATAGATGCCGCCTGTGAGCAGTTTGACAGCGTATGGCGTGGAGAACTCTGCACCCGCTGCGGCCGCCGCCAATATTGCACTGACCCGATCAAATAGCTGTTTTGCGTTATTAACAGGACATCTTGGATTATAATATACTAACTGTCGGTAACAATAATGTCAATGGAGTTGCCACCTATATTAAAGTAATACTTATAGTTTGAATTAGGTTTATGGATATTGACATCTTCTCGATGAGTTACTTTGCTTTTTGAAATCAGATAAGTCTGTGAACCAAACATCATCTCCTCTAAATCTTTTGCATAATAGGTCAACTCGTCCAAAGTACAGTTGTATATTTCAGATGCAAGTTGCTCGAGATTGTTCTTTATACCCTGTTTATTAACAAACAAGAAGTTCTCTTCTTTGCATGTTTTATCGGGATATAAAACGACCAAACAATCTTTAGCCCTACTTGTAGCAACGTTCATGAGATAGAACTTGTTTATCAAAATCTTGTCGGCTGGCTTCATAGACTTATTCGGTGGATTTAGAACCAGGACAACAATATCAAATTCATCACCTTGAAACTGGTGAACAGTATTGACATCCACAGAAATCCATGTTGGTCGGGCCAATTTTAATTGGTCTGCCAATTTTGCAATAAGCTGTTTTTGTCCGACATAAGGTGTTATAATACCTACTTTAAGCTCTTTCAGTCCACAATCTTCTGCTGACTTACCTTGATAGAGATTGAAGAGATGCTGTAATGATTCAACAACAAGTAGTGCCGAATAAATGTTGAAATTGCTTCCTTTCAGCTTATCCAAATCTATTATATCCGGCTCTCGGGGTGTTGCATCACCGTTAAATCCGTATGTTTTGTCTGAGATTGGGAAGCGAAGGAACGAGAGGGGATGCTTGAAAATAGGCAATGCACCATCGGGCGCGATAAAACGCATTTTATCGTCTCTTAGCGGAATAATCTGGTCATCATAGGCAAACTTTCCCGTCAATCGTGCTAAAGATGCAACGCTGCGATATTGCTTATGTAATAAAGAAATTGTAATTTTATCTTTCACCGCCTCATTCAGGTTTGATACGTCATCGGAGAAAGTTTTCAAACCTATGAACGAGAAGAAGTTGAATTCGTCCATATCCGCGATCTCAAGAATAAAAGAATCGAGGCTAGTAATTGCCGGCAACTGTAGTGGATCGCCTGCAATAATGAATTTGCAGTCCGGATTAAATTGTTGACCATTGAATAGAGCAAGGAGCGCATAATCAAGGGTAACCATTGAAGCCTCATCAATAATAATCATATCCCAGCAATGGGCATGAGTATCGGTAAATGTATCGGAAAAATAATGGACAGTGCATGCTATCACATTCGGGCCTTCGTCCCTGCACCCATTGGATACCTCAAGCCCAAAATCCTCAGCCTCTTTTACGTATCTTTCATTTTCCGAGCTGTTAGTGTTGAGCGCTCTGAAGACGTCCACCCCTGTGTCTTTGATTTTAAGAGCAACAACATTTGCGGCATGATGGGTAGGTGTGAGTATAAGAATCTGTACATTGGGTACGTGAGCCATAGCGTCGGCAACGCATCGGGCTATATAAGTTGTCTTACCCGTGCCCGGAGGCCCAAACACAACGTTTATGTTGTCGGGGAGAAAGGATCGCAGGTCTGCATTCTCGTCAAAGTAAGTATTTTCTTTAAGGCAATGTATTGAATCTTTCAGTCGGTTAATAAGCACCGGTATGTCGTTTTTTTCACCGGCATCCATATATTTTTGACGAAGATCAAGTATTGCTTCCAACCAGTTAAGGGAACAATCAGATATTTCCTTAATTTTGTCCCTTTGTTCTTCAAGATCCTTCTTCAATTGGTATTCCTCTACGACGCCTTCACGTATCATGTAATCCAACAGGGCGGACACTTTATCGGGTGTTACCAACCCCGCAGAGGCTAATAACGTGCCCACACGCTCCAGGTCAGACGAATCGATATCGTCAACCTCAATGCCGAGTTCACGCTTAAGGTCATTTGATGCATTATTAATCCAAGCTGTTTGGCGTAGTTTCTCATACAGCAGTGGCTCAACTTGTACAGTATGTTCGTAACCGTTCTTCCAATATCCAAATTTGCAGCCACCAAGCTGATTAATCTTTTTTATGCAGGACAGTATAACCGCCGAAGATTTAATCGGGTCAGATGGGGCGACCAAATCACAGAATGTCTCCAATCCCTCTATCTGATATTCAATAAAATATTCATAGTCGGCCTTATATTGATTAGACCATGCGGCTCTTCCGCATCCCTTGGGTAACCTATAATTGTTAGCATTAGTCAGTGGTATTGACGGAGCTTTTAAGATTGATGGACTTTTTGGCTTATCGGAATCATTTACAAGAGTATAGATTAGTTTGGTTTCTTTTTCTGACAACCAAGGTATAAGGGCTTCCGGTTCAAAAAACACTACATTGGGATTCCCATGAAAATAGAAATCATTAATCTCGTTATGTACTTTGATTTGAGAATGGCTCAAAAGTGTCAAAGTATTGTCGATAATGACCGGACACATTTTTTCATCCGTGAATATTGTTTTATGTCCGGCTAACTCTCCCATATAAAGATCTCGGAAGTTTAAGAGCGATTTAAGTCGTGATGCAATAGTTCGTCTTCTGTCTTTTGCCATGGGTAAATATACTTTCTCGGTCATAGTCAAGGCGTCCACACGATTTAAACCAATCCCCTTCAGGAAAGATAAAACGTCCTCATCGTAAATGAGTCTTCTGTCAACGAAATAGACATTGTCAATGCCGTCTGGAATTACCCAATCAGAATCAGGAAGATGAACATTTGCATCGGTCTTACCAGATATAAACGGAGACTGAAAACTGCCATCCGAAGTGAGCAGAATATCTTTGAATTTTAGTTCTCTCCATAATTTGTTCACCTTTAAAAGCGATTTGTACCACTCTATTAGCCAGTCAAATGAGCGGTTAGACAGATACTCTTTTGAAATGCTGTCAATTATTTTTTTATTGGAGACACTTTCTACTCCGAGTACATTGATAATACGTTTGTCATCTTTATAACGTTTGTTTATGTCGCATAAGACCCATCCGCATTCTCTTCCAAGAAGATCATATAATGTTCCGGATGGATAAAGCTCAGGGAAATAATCTGCGTCAGGGTTGACAGCCGAAGTGATATCAAGATACTTCTTTAGCTGATTACACCAAAGCATTTTCCCATTCTTGATTGATTTGATAACTTCTTCAACTATAGGAGTTATATCAATCCCGGCTACTGCGTTTTGACTGGAAATACTACAGAGATCGGGCATAAAATCAATTATATTGTCATTAATCCAGGCACACCCTTCTTTTTCGCCAATTTCACAAATCTCTTTAAGCGAATCGGACAATAACGAAGCAAGAAGTTTAACCATACTATCATTATGGGTATCCTTTGCCTCGATACTTTCTCTATTATTCGACAATCGGAATGGAGCATGTAAAATAACGGGTAAGTTAGAAGCATCCGAAGTCTGCATATAGCAGTAAAGGTTATACTTGGCGTCTGTTATGATGCAGTGTTCCTCTTCATCGATGTTAAAAACAACAGATACTTTAAGCTGCGACCGGTCAACGAGAGGTCTGTCAAATCTCCAGTAAACTTCTTTGTCTACACTGTCTCCAACTCTATTGGTATAAATGAGTTTCTTTCCTGAACCGACAGGACCAGCAACCTTAAGTTCATATACTCCCGTTTCTTCATCGGTTTGCCATTTAATACTTGAAAGATGATTTAAAAACAGCAACGGACGTACATTCGCAAGTCTAAGGATGGCGTCAGATATCTCTAAACAGGCAACAGATTTGTTAGCCTTATTGAATGGAAAGTAGAACAGTGTTTGGCCGCGTAAACGTTCAGGGTGGTCGTCGTTCAAAAGTCCCGGTATAATATAGTCTTCAATAAAGAATGACACATTATCATCGTAAATCTCAGGACGAGTGGTATATTGAAATACTGACTTGAACCCAACACCAAACTTTCCAATCTTGACTTGTTCAGGCTGCCCGATTTTTGTACTGGAGCCTATCGATACGATAGAATTGATATCACCAAGACGCCCGGCTTCAAAGTCTTCCTTATGTGTGGCAGGATTAGTTATTGTAAAATGTTTTGGCGCATCATGCATAAAGATAAGGCCATCTTTTCTAAGAATAAACTTAGAGTTTACCGCGCCTTGGTCATCAGCATTTTGGAGTAACTCGTAAACGAAATGAGCTTTATCTTTATATAAGTTTTGAATTATTTCAAACATGCCACGGAACTGAGGCATCCTATAGGATGCCTCCATGGCGCGTTGGGCAATATTGCGTATTTCCTCAAAATATTCTTTTTCAAGAAGATTCATTCGAACAACTCTTTTATCCGGTTAATAACTGTGTTTATCTCAGCTGTCATAATGGCCCCATTTTCGTGATCTTGAGTAGTGAAAAGGTTTTCTCCGAGGGTATAACCGATACTTTCGTAAAACTTTAATTTTCTCTCCCATGATGCTTTATATTCCGGAATGCCAAGCATACCAAGATGCTCCCATATTATTCGGTCTCCATACGGTGTAGAGAAGGAGAAGTCGGGTATACAACGATGGTCGTCTTCTTCGAGTAATTTCTCGTAATCGAAATCTATGCCGGCGTTGACAAGCTGATTCACAATAATTACCTCTGACTTGCTGCGAACAAACAAACCATCCTTTGCCGTGCCATGTATTAGCCCTTCTACATAAGGGACACTGATGTGATTATCTCTGATCGATAGACTGAAAAGATTAGAATTTCTGCGTGCAAGAACTGAAGCTTGTGGTTTTGTAAATTCGCGAATCCAGCTTATCTGATCTTGAATCAGCAAAATCACTCGTTTCTTTGCTCGTGTTAATGCTGTGTAAATCAGCTCACGGCTCAATATTTTCCCGGTCTTGGGAAGGACAACAATAACCGTGTCAAAGTCACTTCCCTGACTCTTGTGAATTGTTATTGCATAAGCCAGTTCGATAGCAGCATCCGTGTCCTCTCCGGGAGTTGCTCTGAACCCAAACTGTTTATCAGGCAATCCGGCGTATGTCACATTGATGTGCTTGTTAATTATGCTTTTCACAAATCCGATCTGACCGTTTGCGAGATGGCATTTCTCCTTTGTGGGATAGCTTTCACGCTTCATGTTCTGAAGCTGAATTATTTTATCAGATTTACAAATTTTTTGAGATCCCAGCATTAAAGTGTCTGACTCCTGACTATTTCCTATCCATCTTTGAATATAACCGTTAAGTCGGTATGTACCCCAAACCGGATTAAGTACCGGGGTAAGCACCTGAAGAGATTCTAGTATCTCTGGATTTGATGATAAATTTTCAAGATTGTCAATACCAAGCCTGGATTTCAGCGAGTCTACAAGTTCGTCTTCGGTGCAATTTAATTCATTGCATAAAGATGATTTGAGAATGACTGCTAGTTCTTCCTCACTATTCCAGGTATAAACAGCCAAATCCCCTTTGAGGTTATCAGATGTCATTTTTTCAAAAACCTCATCAGCAGATTTCTCAGGCTTATTGCCACTAAACCATGATGCTAATGTAAGAACGTCAGATTCACCTTTGGTAATAGTTCTTACAACAGTTCGTAAATATGTAATGGCATCTTTTACATCATCTGGAGAATTATCACCTTGAAGATAATGGCATAAGTCGGAAAAGGGACGGCCTGCGCCAATCGGAGGTAACTGATATGGATCACCAATCATGATGATGCGGTTTACCATAGTTGGGTCAAGCGATTTTAGCAATGCATTAAGCATATCTATAGTCAGCATTGAACATTCATCAATGATGATGTTCTTAGCTCCTGAGTAGGTACGGGAATCCGATGTAATCCGGGGTTTCATCCCTTCAAAATCGAATGCATTTAAGCTTGTCAGAAATTGCGCCACAGTTTTCGATGTTATTCCTTCTGCCATCGTGCTAAGACGAACTCTTGCTTTTCCTGTAGGGGCTAAAAGCAACACACCTTCTTTACGTATCGTTTCAGATTTAAGAAATGACCTGACAACTGTTGTTTTGCCGGTGCCTGCGCCTCCTGTCAAAACTGAAAGGCGTTTTTTGTCCATCATTTCGAGGGCTTGGGCCTGCTGTTCCGTTGCTTGACGGCTTCTGGGGTTGGATGCGTCATAGTTAGGATCCGATTGGGCTATTTTAAGCCAATCTTCTCCTGTTGGTTTTCGGACCTTCCTTTTCGCTCTGCCAAGGAGCGTTTTGCGCACATCGTCCTCCATCTTGTGATAATTCTTAAGCTGTACCGCTTTAGGAGTTCCTTCTTCAATATAATCTATGACGGGTTCAAAAAAAGCTCTTCGGGTGATTAGAATATTGTCGGGGAGCGAAACGCCATCCTCGTCATGCAGGTAATCCCTCAGATATTCTTTGGCTTCGTTAAGAGAAAGAAGAGTGTCACCATCGTTTAATACCGCACATAGTTTCTCCACGAGAAAGGAGCGAAGTCGGCGTAAATCTATAGGAGAATGGATAGCATAAGGTTCAACTGGCACATTGTCCCCTTGAATTGAAGTATCAGGCATAGTCCCTAAGTCTATCGTACGTGTGGAAACGCGAAAATCTTCATTGATTGCACACCACTCACTTATAATATAAGGATTCTCTGTCACCGCATCATCCAGATTTTTAATATAATGTTCAATAATATCACTTTCCAGATCAAATCGTGACAGAAACTCGAGGCGCTGTTGTATGTCAGTGTCATACCCGTTCCAGGTATCTCGGTATAAATCGAGATCTTGGTTATAAACGGCATCTTTGACTGCAATTTCCTTATTGATTAGCTTCTTAAAGAAATTCCAGGGGTTGTCTTTGGGCGCACACCAGTTTCTTCTTATATCACTCTCAATAAGATTAGCATAATCAATGCCGATGGCCATAAGTGCTGCAGCAAAAGATGGGAAGGGCGAAATCTGTTTTTTTACTTTGATGATTCTGCTGTCTATCCATCTGAGTTGACGTTTCCAATCATCCTCTTTCCCAACAAGTTTATGCGCTAATACGGCTTCAAGCGCACGTCGTGCAGCTTCCAGGATTATAAGCATTGAATGATTGCTTATAAAATCACATCCGTATGATAGTTCGTCGAATATTTTCTGTCTGCTATCAAATTTATCAAGAGATAGCTTTATTGCATCCAACGCTTTCTCTTTCGTAAGGCCATGTTTTTCGAAGTCTTCCTCTGCCAAATCAAGATATTCTTGATATGGCAGGAGAAATCCTTCTGATTTCCTAAGATCTGAGCGAATTGAATGTGAAAACATTATCTCCCACAATGGATAGGTATACTCTGCCGAAGAGTCATAATCTTTCACACCATACACGCGCTTGACATCGCCCATACCAACAATCATCCTCACTCCTTCATCATCGATGGGATTACCTTTTTTGCAATAGAAGACACACATCGATTCATTCTCAACAACTTCATTGCTGAACCAATTGAGTATGTCGTAAAGTCGTTCTGAATTATAGACCCATGAGGAATAAAATGGAGCTCTTTCTGCCGGTCGAAATTCAGGATGCTGTTCTGAAAGCATGTCCTGCGCATCAATATTGAGATATCTGAAAGGAATTCCAAGGGCACTGTAAGGTGGGATTCTTACATGGGTAGGGCGAAGAACATGATGCGGGTTGTTTTTATTCCATGAATACAAATGGGTAAAGACCCTGTCGTATTCTTTGTCGTTCATAAACCCTCCGTTTTCACCTGAGCATGGAGGTCTCTTGCCAGATGGTAAAATTGACCAATCAGTATCAGACTCTAAAGATTTACAATCGAATTTAGACTCGACTATTTTGGGTAGTTGCTGACAATATGTATTGCTACATGGATTTAAACATGTGTGTACCTTCCATCCATTGTCATGCCAAGGTATTCGTATTGATATATGCTTCATAATTCACAATATTTTGATAGGTAAGCCATAGATTTCCAATCCGGCTACAATGTCGAATAAGCTATACTGTGAGAACGCTTACATTATTTGGTATTAACGAGCAATTCTCGGATATTTACATTAAGTAGTTCGGCTATTTCAGCAAGCGTTTTCAAATCAGGCTGTATGGTATTGGTACACCACTTTGAGACCGTTGTGGGGTCTTTGCCAAGTTGTTGAGCCAACCATTTTCCCTGCTTGTCTGTCTCGGCAAGCACAGCCTTGATTCTATTGAGTTTAACGACTTCCAT